GATCACTGGAGCGTCAATGGTTTGCTCGCTGGCGGGAATGCCCTTGTATCCAAACTCCTGCGCCTTGGCCCTGCGTTCAGCCAGCGGCTTGCCTGCCCAGATTTGCGCGAAGAATGCCGGGAGGATTCGTCGAGGATCAATCCGGACAGATGGCGGAATTCAACTACGTCCTGTCCCTGCTCGTCCGGATTCATCTTCTCGTAGTTTGTGATGGCAATCTGGCCAATGCCTTCAGCGCACCAGCGTCGCATTTCGTCGCGAGAATCGAGCTTAACGACCGGCAGGCCTGCGCCGTAGAACTGGCGCGCCTCTTCAACCGTCTGGTCAACGATTTCATTGAGCGTGATGATCAACACCCGTCCGCCCGTAATGGCCGCGACCTGGCGCGCGTACTCAAGTTCGATCAGGGTCTTTCCGGTACCACAGTCAGACCAGACCGCATATCGCTTGGCATCGAGCGCGAGCTTCAGGATTTCAGCCTGATGCTCAAATAGGAATTCCGGCAACGGCAGTGCATCGCTTTCGACTGCAGCATGCTCGAGGCCCAGCAGTTGCGCGAACCGGGCGGATGAAGTAATACCACACGCGATGCCGGTGACAGGATCCGTTTCAATCTGGTATTCGGGTAGCCGTTTACACTTCAAAAACAGTTCGTAGTTCGCCGGCGAGAAGTCGGTGAAGCGGACGCGCATTGTGTTGTTTTCGATTTCGATCATGCTGCCTCCTGTTCGCTCATCAACGCCGCAATGTGCTTGGCAACCACGGCGTTAAACTCCGACTCGCTATTCAGCGGCTTCACCGTGTCCTCGTCTGGCCAGGGCTTTAACTGCTTGCGCCCGGCCAGTGCTGCCATTGCTTGTCGCACGGCTTTCGGGTCTGCCTCGCCTTCGATCATCCGCGCGGGCGGAAGCGCCGGGATCGAAATGGTCGCGGGCTGTGCTGTTCCGGCGGCCAACTGCTGGCGAGCGCCTTCGGTCAGCGCACCAGTCAGCCGCGAAAATTGCAGTTTGGCTTCAAACACTTTCCCGCCCGCGATCACGACCACCTTCAGCGGGAAGGTTGGCTCAGATTCATCTTCGCCAACTTGCAACCACTGACTGACGTTCTGGCGGTTCTGGCCTTCGTAGAAGCCGACGAAATAACGCTCAGCCTGCTCGTTGCTTCGCCGGGCCATGCCATAGTTGGCGCGAAAGCGATTGAACAAACTGGCGTACATTGGGTCAGACGGGCCGGGCAATTCGTTCGCCAGGTCCATCCAGCCGGTAAAAGTTTTGCGGATCGCCGCGGCCAGCGCCTGATCCTCGACAAACAGGCTGTTGTAGTAGCCGCCCATTTCGACAGCCCCCATCAGCAGTTGCCAGGCCTTCGCGGAATGATCCTCCTGCGAACCTTCGATCAGCTCGATCAACTCGACGGGCTTCGGGAAGAATTTGCAGGCGAGCAACGCGGCATTCAGCCCGCGATTTACCTGCGCCCAATCAAACCGCGCGAGCGCGGAGAAATAGGCGTCAAGAATCTGGTCACTCAGAGTCTTGTCGAAGATCGCAGCCAAACCCATCAGTGCCGCATCGAATACTTTTCGGTCTTGCTCAATCATTGACGATCTCTCCTTCGATGAAATTGCCGGTTTGATTTCCGTGTCTCCGCGCCAGCAGCGCAAGATTGTGTTGCTGGATCTGTTCGGACTTGCTTAGCGGCGGCGCTTTGCCGTTGACCTTGCCGGCGTGACCGTTGCGCCGCCCAATGAACCCTTCCAGTTTGGAACCGGTGCGGCAGATGAGTTCCACGTCATCGAAGACCTGGCCCTTGTCGTTTTCGCCCCGATGGAACGGCGAGGCGGCACAGCCATCAATGGCCTGCTTGATCTGTTCAACGGTGTACTTCTCCCGCAATCTGGCTTCGATTTTTCGTTTGCGTTCATCGGTCAACTTGGCGGTTGGGTGGCCAAGAGTGTTTTGCCAGTAGGTGAAAACTTCTTTCACCTGTTCTGTGATTTTTGGTTCGACACTCGAACCGTCCGATCGTGATTCGCTAGAATCGCCGGAAGGCTTTTCCGGCAAAGTTCCTGGGCTGGTTAATTGGGCTGGTTCAATGGGCTGGTTAATTGGGCTGGTTCTTCCTATATGCGATTCCCGTTTTGGGAACGATTTATTCCCGTTTTGGGAATTTTCCGTTCCCGTTTCGGGAATAATCGTTCCTGTTTTGGGAACGGTAGGTGTTCCCGTTTTGGGAACGCTATTCCCGTTTTGGGAACGGCCCGTGAACCCAACTTGACAGCTAATAACCTGCCCATCGAAGCAAATCCAGCCCTTCGTGATCAGCTCTTTTCGCGCCTCGGAAGCGTGGCTTTTCTGCCAGCCGCAATCGTGCGCCGTGAGTGCCAAACTCGGATAGCATTCGCCGTGCTCGTCTGCTCGCTTGCAGTAATACGCATAGAGCTTGAATGCGCGGCCCGTGAGGTCGTTCATTTGTTCGATTGCTTGATCCGGCACGAAGGCCACAGGTTTACCCGCCCACGCCAATACCGCTGGCGCATCGGCCCCGAAGGGAAAAAACAAAAGGGTTTTCTCAGACGCGGCCACGTTGTGACGCTCCGCACGAAACAAGCGGAGACGCGGCAACGCGCCTGAGAAAACCCTTTGTTTCGTTATTTCCGGGCGTCACACCGGGTCGCCGTTTCAGCGACGAAGGAAGGATAGAGTGAGATAAAACTTTATTTTGGCGCGCCTGTTGGTAGGCTGCCGGATTGGTCGAAAAGATCATTTGGTGCCTGCATTCCGCGCCAGCAATCGGCGCATTCCGAGCCTCTACTGAGGCTTCCCTTTGTCCTGTGCAAAGCCAAGGGGCACTCGCTTTGCGCTGTGTGCGTTGTCGCTGGTCTGGCCGTTGTGTGTAGCGGCGGGCGCTTGAAAACGGCCTTAGCACCCGCCGTCGTGCCTGCTGACGAGCTTGTAGACCGTGCCATCCGGCGCGGCGAAGTAACCATCCACGCCGACTTCGGCGGCGACGGCCGCGACTGTCTGTTCCAGTTCTTCGTAGTAGGCCTTGATTTCCGGCTTGCGCAGATCGAGTTCGACCAAGCGGCGCTGTGCGTCAGTTAGGCCATCGGCAGGCTTGGCTTCTGCCGGTGGCGCGGGTTGAAGATTGATGATTTCAGATACTGGTGTCATTGATTACCTCGTTGGTTGGACAGAGTTGCCCTTGCGGGATTTCTTCGGGGTGATGTTGAGCGCGAAGTCTGGATGGAAGGTGCAGTTGATAGCGTGTGCGCCGTCGAGCGCTTTGCACTCCATGCACTTGTCGGCCGTGAAGGTGTCGGTACCCCCCTCTTCCTGGTCGCGGAGGAAGAAGCGGACATCAGCTTCCTTCTCACCTGTCACGTTCCACTTCTGCGCGTGACTGGCGGGGTTCTTGATGCCGGTTGAGAGCGCATAGGCGAGATAGTCTTCGTAATCCAGCGGGCGCGTTTGCCAGTCGGGTTTTGCCGCGCTCTCGGCTTCCAGCTCGGCTTCGGCCCGGTCGAGCAAGGCGTCGTATTCGTCGGCTTCGGTGACGACTTCGACTGTCGCGGTTTCGTCGTCTTCGCGGATGATGTCCTGGAGCTTTTCGGCGCCGTCGAAGAACTTGGCAATGTTCGCCTGGCTGTCTTCGGTGGTGAGCTCGGTGGACTTTGGCGGCTCACTGCCATCGTGGCCGGAGGGGTTCTCGAAAAGACGCGCCTGGCGCTCTTCCGGCGACATTGGGCGGCGGCGAACCTCTTCAAAGGTGTCCAGACGAAGCAGGTACTTTTCCTTTGCATACCAGTCTTCGCGCCAGTCGCATTCGACCTCGCGAAACTCTTTGCCGTTGTCGAGCAGGAAGGCGGCGTTCTCAATCTCCTGGTCAATCAGTTTGATCTTGCTGGCGAAGTTTTCTGCCTGCCGCTTGGCGTCACTCTTCAGCCGAAGCCGCTCCAAAATGCGCTCGGTCTGTTTCTCGGAAATCTCGCGCTTTTCACCTTCCGTCAGGATGACTTCCAGCGCTTCATAGTATTTGCCCATGATGCCCCTCCAAAGTGAATGAAGGCCGCGCCAGTTGCCCAGCGCGGCGTGTTGGTTAGCTCTTCCGAAGTTGCTGAATCCAGAGCGTCAGGCCCTGCTTCAAACTGGCCAGCGTTTCCACGTCCAAGCGCTCGATCTCAGCCTCGCCTCCGGTTTGCCGTGCGACTTCCGTGGCGATCTGCTTATCGGTGCGGTTGAAGTCGTCTTTCAGAGCGGTGAACAGATCCTCGATGTCAGCGAGCAGTAGATGTCGCTCTTCGGAGTCTTCGATCACTGGAGCGTCAATGGTTTGCTCGCTGGCGGGAATGCCCTTGTATCCAAACTCCTGCGCCTTGGCCCTGCGTTCAGCCAGCGGCTTGCCTGCCCAGATTTGCGCGAAGAATGCCGGGCCGTTCTTGTCGCCCTTCTGTGCGCTGAAGGCATCAATCAGCACTTGATTGATCTGCTGTTCTTCTTCGGAAAGCGGTTCGGTCGGCGTGGTGTTCTGGCGAAGCTTGCCGCTGTCGCCTTTCTTCGGTTGCTGCTGCTGCTCAGTGGCAGGTGCGGCGGCGGCCTGGGACAGCGGTTCAACGTCAATCACATCTCCCTCTTCGTTTACGGTCGCGCCAAGCTCTTCCGGCGTATAGACCGGCCCGCCGAAGATGTCGGGGCAATACCACTTGCAGCCGTTCGACATTGCGCGGGCATAGAGCATATTGCGCGGAAAGTTTTTCCAGGTGGCCTTGTCCTTCCATTGACCGTCTTTCCAGTCCTGATCCAGCTTCCCGGCCTTTGCCTCGCGCATTGTGAATTCGGAATCACCGATCTTTTCGCCGTTCTCGAAAAACTCAATTCGGCAAACCTCCGGTGTCAACTCGCGCACCTTGAAATTGTATTTGCCGCTCCGTTTGATTGCCGCAGCCATCAGGTTGGCGCTGAGGCTGACCTTGCCCTTGACGATATACACGCCGGTCATTGACGCGATGGGCGGAAAACCAAGCTCCTGCCCGGCCATCACCTTCACCATTGCTTGCGCGGCTTCTTTCGTGTCGGCAAAGAAGCCAGACCTGACGAAGACCTGCCCAAGCGTTTGAAGCTCTTCAAGTGAGCTTGCGGCAGGCCGAATTGCGATTGCTGTAGACATTGGTGTCACTCCTTGGTTGATCGAAACTTATTGCGATCGGACAAAGCCGCCGCCGTTGCGAATCTCTTCATTGCGCAACAGGTGCGCAATGATTGCTTCTCTGCGCCGTCGTGAGGCCTTTTCAAGTAATTGTTTGGCTGCTTCGCTGACGACCTGGCGGCGCTTCTGAGCCTGCTGTGACTGCTGTTTTTGTGTGTTAGTGTCCATCACGGGAACCTCGAAAAAGTGAGCGGTTTGCGGTCCCGCTCCAAGCAAATCTTGATCACGGCTTTAACTACACTCAGCAATTGCGGCATTGGTCACCGCGTGGAATCCGGCGCGTTGCCGGAGCTTGGTGGCGGCGTTTCCCCGCGTGGTCCCTGTTTACTCTTTTCGTCTTAACCACACGGCGCCGCCAAAACTCGTTTTCAATTCGCCCGCAGCAGCAGTGACCGTTGTGGCCAGCGTTGCCGCCGCGGGCGTTCGTGCCGTCCTCCCCTCGCAGAAGGCGGCACAAATCGTCAATCGTGCCAGCCCTCGTCGTCGTTTTCGCGCTTCGCGTCACCCAGCGCGGAATCCGACATGCAGATCGCGCCCAGGAAGAAGCCGACGACGAATGCGGCGCAAACAACCGCTGTCCAAATCAGCCAGCTTGGCATTGCGCGCCTCCATCTACCGGTGCGGGCTGTTCAATTACCCTGCCCTGCTCGTCAATCAATCCCTGCCGCCGGGCGGCGCTGAACAGGACATCCAGCAATTGATTCCAGCGCCACGGCTCCATGTTGCGGAGTATCTCGGTCGCCTGCTCTTTCGTTGTGATCTCCACGGCGGTAAACTCCTGGGTGACGCGAATCGGAGAAGACGCCAATCTGATCGCCGGTTAGCGTCACCCGTGACGCTGGGAGCAATCCGCTCCCAGCAAGTCAATCTGTCTTACCAATCCACTGGCGCGGGAGCCTGTGTTGCGGCCAGCGCCATCAATTCCACGCTGTATTCCGCGAGCGCGACTTGCGCCGCTTCTGTGAGGGGCTTCAACTGGCCTTGCTCGTAATCAAGCTGGTCGGCGTTGTCGCCGTTGAATCCGGGAGGTGTGCGCATCGCGTCCTCCTATGCGGCGAGTGCAAAGGCGCGCTCGTCTTGAATGTCAGCCAGCAATTGCGGCTCGTCGCCGAAGGCCAGTGCGTCTGCCTGGCGCTGCCGGTAGTGACTGGTGAGTCGCGTGGCGAAGGCGCGCGCATCGCTGCTGTTTCCGGCTTCGACGGCAGCCAGCGTGACGCGCAGCCATTTGGCGGCGTAGTGATCATCCAGCGCGGCTTCCAGTTCCGCCATCGTGCGGACGGCTGGCTTCGGCTGCCAGCTTGCGGCCAGCGCCTGCGCCGCTTCGCTCGGTGCGTTGGCAGCGGCTTCCGCGTCCAGGCGGGCATTCAGTTCCGCGAAGAAGGCGGCAAGGCTTTCTTCGGTGATGTCGTCTGGGTTGTTTTTCGGAATGTCGTTTCTCATAGCTTTTTCCTCCGGTTGTTGGGGCAAGAGGAATATACAGAAAATGTCACACGCGGTCAACATAAAATGTCACACGATAGACAAAAAATTATTGGCTGTTTTGCTAGGGGCAACCGGGCGCGGATGAAGCAGGCTGATCACCTCAACTTCATAGAGATCGGCCAGAGAGCAGAGCAGTTCATAACTCGCACTCAATCCAGCCTCAGCACGGTAGATCGTCTGGCGATCAACGCTCAATGCTTCGGCGGCTTGGTTTTGCGTTAACCCCTTACCTTCCCGAAGCTGCTTGAGCTTATCAGCGTTGTAATGTTGAGAGTTCATATTTCGAATCATAACAAGAGACAATGAATCCAATCAACAAAAAATGTCGCATAAATGTAGATTGTAACGCCTTGCTCACTTGTGCGACATTTGATGTCGCAATGGCAAGCAAACCAATCACCCCTGATAACTGGTCAAGGTTTGGCCGTTGGGTCTTTGAGAAACGTGAAGCTCTCGGAATGCGGCAAGAAGATTTAGGGGAAAAGATCGGTAAAGACCGACAGACCGTCTACAGGATCGAAAAGGGCGGCAGCACGAAGAGAGCTACGGTTATCAAGATTGCCAACGCGCTTGGACAATCAACCAAAACAGCTTTAGATATTGCCTTTGGCATTCCGTCGGATAATTCGGGTCCGCTGAAGCCTGCGCCAGTTGAGACGGAAACCATCGAAGAAACCCTCCGTATGGCCTTCTTCTTCGGCGGCAAAGGTCTGAGCGATGAAGAGATTGAGAAGTTAAAGCCCTACATGGAAATGCTTGATCGCGAGATTGATCGTCTCGCGGAAATGAAGAAGCAGAACGAAGCCCTGAATAAATAACCCTCGTGCCCTTGGAGATCAGCCAAATGAAAGCCATTGCTGTATTGATACTGCTGGCGTGTCTGTCTGGCGCTGGCCTTGCGCAGGTTGAGCCAGATGATTACGTGCCGCTCAAAACCGAGTTCGACCGCTTCAAGGGCGAGACGACGGTTCAGACTGAGGCAATGAAAGTCTTTGGCACGAAGTATGATCACATCAGCCTGATGTTTGGATATTTACACACCGGAAGCGCTCCGCCCGCCAAGCTGCCGCTACTGATGTTTGTCAACGTGGTCATTAAGAGCGATGAGGCTCCCGCGCTCAGTGAAGTTGACGTGATTGCAGGATCGAAGCGGTTCACGATTAACGGTTTTATGAAGCCAGTAATGGAGCACCTTCTTGCTGCCGTCTATCTTCATCAATTCGCAGCAATCGTGACTTTTGACAAGGCGCTGGAAATCGCGAGGGCGGACAAACCAGAGATGCGATTTGGAAAGATTGAAGTGGTCCTGTCTCAGAAGCAGGTAAACGCGCTCCGTCGAATACTGAAGCGGATTGACCCTTCACTACCGCTCAAAGAAGACTGAGATGCCAAATTGACCTTGCGCGCCGTCGCGGCCACCCGCCAATCGGCAACGCGAAAGCGACCGTGAGGTAAATCAAGCGCGGCGCGCAATTGAACAATAAGAAGAGCGGCCAACGCTCTCAGCCCACACGAAAGCACTGTCCGGCCTTTGCCAGCCGGGTGAAGAAAGGCTAGGCAGTACTTCATGAGAGGTTTGCGCGCTCCCAATGTCTAAATCTAGGAATGGCAGCAATCAGAAAGTAAGCTGGGCACAAGCTTTTAGAGATATTGTAATTGCCTCGATGCGGTATGGGCAGTTCCCCTTCTTCGGATTTTTGGCTCTGCTTGGAATGGCGATTTGGAAGATGCCTGGTCAAGACGTCTCGCGGCTAATGTTCACAATAGTAGAATATTTAAGCCGCGGGTATTTTATGGGCTATGTGCTATTCGGTTTGTCTACGGGCGGCTGGTTTATTCACGCGAAACGCCAGCGAGCACTGATCAACAGTGAGATGGACAGAATAGCCAAAGAAAAATCGGAATTGCAGCAGCAATTACTTGGGGCTAAGATTGAGTCAAGCAGGCTCAATAAAGGCAAAGTGCAAACTAAAAAGGAGGCGAAATGAACACAGTAATGGCAATTGTAATCCTGGCAATGGCCGCGCTCGCCGCGTTCCATTTCGTTTATACTGGCATTCTTCTGCCCTCGATCCGCTTTTCCCTACGTCTCCGCCTCTATGCGTTGCGCGATCAACTTCGGAGAATACAGGTAGAAGACAAGGAAGCTTTCCCGGCAGAAGTCTTTGAAGTACTTCAGACAGGCATTAACAACTCGGTAAATCTTTTGCCGAGAATCAATGCTTTCCTTATCCATGACGTTGCCGAACGGATTAAGTCAAACGCGAAATTAAAAGGGGAATTGGCTTCCCGAAGAGCAATAATTGAAGAATCCAAGGATCCGCGCGTTAAAAAAATCGACAGAGAAATAGACGACGTGCTAACTAAAGCGTTGCATTACAATATGCTGCCTTGGTCAGTATATTTGATCCCGCTAGTGGCACTTGTTTTCCTGCTCAGACGGCTTACTGGACAAGTGAAAGAGATTTCCATCATTCCTGAAACCAAGATCAACACCGTTCTTCCGCCAGACCCTGTACTCGCGGTCGCAGCTTAACAGCAGGGAGGGGCTATCCCTCCCTATTCTCTCCTTCCTTTTCTCTCAAGTGGTTCAGGCAGTCGAATAGCTCATCAATCCGGCCAGCGGGCACTTGGCCGCGGTGGAGGTTTGCCTGGTGCGAAAGAAGTTATTGGAACGATGTTGCCCGAAAGAATGGAATGTGAGGATTTTAGACGATGAAGATTTCTGGTTTTACTGCGGCTTAAACGGAATCCTGGTACAAGAAGTCCCGATGGAAAAGCGCGGCCTGAGCTTCATTCGCCGCGGCCATAACGTCATCTGGATCCAGCGAGGTCTAACCGGGATTGAGCGTCAGCTTATCCTTTGGCACGAATTGGCGCATTTCTGGCTCCATCCGCCCGGCGTCCAGTTCTTCACCAGTTGGGGCAGCCCCGTGGACGACGAAGCCAACGCGGTCGCGCTGTGTGCGCTGATTCCGCTGCCGGTGCTGCTCCGGTTCGGAATTACCGAGATTGCCGAGAATTACGACTACCCGCTGAGCCTGGTTGCGGACCGGCTCATGGTCTATGACCGCTGGAGGTTTTGAAATGTCCACCCTGATCAACGCCGTCATCGGAATCAACTTCGTCCGCGAGTCCAACCAGCACGATAAGAACGAATACACCCTGGATGCGCAGGAGGAAGCGAACGCCGCCAACGCTGCCCGCGATGGCGTGCCGATCAAATACACCTTCCGCGAGAAATTTTCGGGCGTGAATCTTTGGGAAATGCCCAAGCTGACCGAGCTGCGCCAGATCCTGCAATCCCAGCCGGGCCGGAAAGTCGTCTACGTGTACGCGCAGGATCGTTTGGTTCGCGGCGAGCAAGCTGAAGACGTGTTCTGGCTGTTGGTTGAATTCCGACGCTATCAGGCGGAGGTGCGCTTTCACCTGAACCCGTTGGACCTATCCACCATCGCAGGCAAGATTCAGATGCTGGTCGCAGGCCATGAGGCCAGCGGAGAGATCCAGAAGATTATTGATCGCACCTGGACGCGCGGCAGATTGAAACGCATGCAGGAAGGTAAGATCAGCAACGCTGGCCCCCAGAAATACGGCTACAAACGAATCAAGGAAACCGGCAAAGCTGAGATTGTCGAAGAGCAGGCCGTCTATGTCCGGAAAGCTGCCGACCTGCTCGAACAGGATTTCGGCGCCGCTTCGATCGCGCTCAAGTTCACGCGCTGGCAAATTCCCTCGCCAAAGGGCGGCGGCTGGTCGCCGAACACGATCAAGAATTTCTTCCGCGATACAGCCTACAAAGGCGAGGGGTACGGCTGGCGTTACAACAGAAAGAAGGGCGGCAAACTCAAGGGGCGCGCTGAGCAGGATTGGGTGCCACTCGCCGCCGACGCCTACCCGCCGATTATCGAGCCGGAACGGTGGCACCGTCTCAGCGCCCGGATCAACAAAAACAAAGGGATCAAAGCGCGCCAGGAAAAACAACTGTGGCTGCTGCGCGGCCTGGTCGTGTGCGAGTGCGGGTTCCCGGCGTATCACGTCCGGGGCGCAAATAAAAACTCTCCCACTGACCCGAAGGCGCTCATTTACCGGCATTACCAATGCGGTCGGCGGCAGTCTGAGCGCAGTTCTGGAAAGCCGCGCAGTTGTTTTGCTGCGCGCGCGAACGCGCCCCAACTTGAGGCGCTCATCTGGGAGAAGGTCTGTGAGTTCATTCGCAACCCGGAGCTGATCCTGGAGCGCGTCCGGGCCGGTCAACCCCAGGTAGAGCGGGATTACGGCGCGGAGATCGAAGCGCTGGAGCGTTCCACGGCGAACAAGCTGACCGAGATCAAGCGACTGGCAGAGCGATTGCGCACCGCGCCAAACGTCGTTGCTGGCCACATCGAAGCCGAGATGGTCAGTGCCGAAACCGAGCGCCAGGCACTGGAAAGCCAGATTACGGAGTTGCGGCAGAAGGCAGGCGAACGCGCCCGGTTCGAGTCAGGATTGGCCGGCCTGTCCGAACTGGCGGCACAGATCGCCGGATCGCTTGACGATCTTGGCGACGGGGAAAAACGGCGAGTGCTGGACGAGCTGCCGTTTGCCTACACTCTGCGCGGCGAGATTCAGGTGAGGTGATGCCCTACGTCACGAATATGAATTCGTTGAAATTCACACTGGAAGCGTGCGGCGTCTTGATTGCGCCGTGAAGGGATTGTATAGTGCGCTCCCTCAGACGCCAATCTGATCGCCTCTTTTCTGAGGCAAAATCCAAGTGCAAAATCAGAACAAAGAACTGAATATTCTGAAGTGGGTTGGCATTGCGCTGGCCGTAATTTCAACGATCTTCACACTCGCCATCGTCGGCGCTCATCTGTCTGGTCGCCTGATCGGAATCGGCAAAGTCGGCCTGATCGGGATCGTCGGAGCCGAACTGATGGCCATCGTCTGCGCCTGGCTGGCCGCATCCGAACGCAAAAAAATCGCAGGCGTTGCGATGATCTGCCAGATCGTCTTAACCGCTGTACTGCTCATCAATGCCAGCATCGCCATTGACCTGACCTGGCAAGAAACACTTTCCGACAAGGCCAGCGAGCGCACCCTGACGGCGCAGAAAACCGCCGCTGAAGAGCAGCGCAAGTTGATCGAAAAACAGGCCGAACTTGCCGCACAGTTGTCCCAGCAAGACAAGCGGCTGGCACGGGAGTTTGTTCGCTCCGGCAAGGCGACGGCCAAACTCCCTACCACTGCCGAGCCAACCGAAAAAGCCGACGCCGGGCCGATCAACGTGGCGAATCTGAGCGTGTACGAACGGTACGGCCTGACGATTGTGCCGCTCTTCCTCGCCCTGCTGACCGTGATTGCGTTGGCCCTGGCCGCGCATAGTGAAAGCGGCTCAGTGTATGCAGGCGAGCCGCAGGAATATGCTCGCCAGCCAATCGGCTTCGGTGGCGGCGCCCCTCAGTTGTCAGAGGCCAGCCGGAAGACTATCGAGCGGTCGCAGGGAAAATGCCCGCCTCGCCAGTAACCGCGCAGGACTGGACGGGGCTGGAAAAGATGAACGCGCAATTGCCGGGGCAGGGGATAGCTTCGCCTGCCCCAGAGGGAGCAACTAATGGCACAGACGGCAGCTTGGATAGCGATCGCATTCGGAACGATCAGCATTCTTTGCGTGATCTTCCGACGGCGGAGGTAATCAGTGACAAAGAATCGAAAACTGATCCTGATCACGCTGATCGAATTCCTGCTGATTCTGGCGGCGGGAATGGCGGCGAAGGTGACGTGGAGCCGGTAGAAATTTTGCCACACGTGGCAAGGAAAAAACTGCCACACGTGGCAGAGAAAGCCGCTCCTAAAAACGTCCTTCCGTTTGCCACACGTGGCAAATCGGGGAACAAGGAAAAGCCAGCAAAATCAACAAGTAAACGTGCCACACGTGGCAAATTTTCCACAGCCCCCAAGGTCGAAGATGTGAAGGCCAGCAAGGGTACATGGGCGTTTCGATTGCGCTGGAATTCCGAGCCGGGACGGCCAGTGGTTTACGTTCGCCGCGTTACCGATGCGGTGCACAACCTGATCCGAGAGGAAGATTATGAAAGCTTCAAAAAGCAACTCATCAGCAACTACAGCGAGAGCGCCTTACGAGCCAGCCGAAACGCTGGCTGAAGTGCCGTTCGTGCTTTACGAAATCTGGGAACTCGCCGCCAGTGGCAAATCGGCAGAGATCGTGCCGTTGATTCGGAGCGTGATACGCGTCACGCAAATTGACCCTGACAGTTTGAAGAAACTGCCACACGTGGCGCCAGCCGAGCACCACGGCGAGGACGGTCGGGACTTCGCGGGAATTTAACCGCGCACCAGTGAGCAGAAAGGGAAGCGATCAATGAAAAATCACTGGGGAGCCGATCCCGAAAAATACGCACGGCTTTCGGAGCCGTTTGAATCAGAAGAGCGAATGGGCGCCGCGGCGAATTCTTTTCTTGCCGCGCTTGGCAAGCTTCGTGAGCAATACAAAATCCCTGACCTGATCGTTGCCTTCCAGGGGAACGTAAAGACCGCCGAGGGGATTCGTCCTTTTTACGGCGGTGCAGGATGGGGAAATCAGCTATTACAGGCCCAGCTTGCCAGGCGGTCAGCAGATCAGGAATTCGCGCATCTGGCGAGAGTCGTTTCGGGAATAGTTGCGGCTTACCCGGACACTGAAGGCGATTTCATCACCGACCCATCGGAGAGCCAATGACACCACTAATCCGCCAACTCAAAGCCCGCAAAGCCGCTATTGACGCGATGCCATATCGCCCCACGAAGCAAAACCCCACGCCGCCCGCGAACCGTGCCCACGAAAGGCCGGTGCTGTGCGTGGACAACGGCAAACGCTTTCCGTCGTTGCGCGATGCGGCGCAATGGCTGAGCGATCACTTGCAGCAGAAGTGCACATCTGCCGCGCTGGGTTACGCGATCCGGTCAGGGCGGAAACACAAAGGGATTTTGTTTCGGTATGAGGAATAACGCTCGAAAGAGCAGAAAGGGAAGTGATGATTAACTGCCGATTCAGACCAATTGACCAGTGGCCAGGTACGCCAACAAAGAGCCCAAAATCCGGCGCATTCAAAGCCAAGTGGTCAGCAACGCTTGACCAACTTGAAAGGGAATTAAACCACCTTCGCGCCAAAGACATTATCATCGAAGGTTATTTTGAATTCGGACAAATCCGAAATGACGGCTGGCCGAAGTCGCTCGCGAAGCCGTCCCGGCCCGGCGTCGTCCTGAGCTTCGAGATTGTCAAGAAGGGGCGAATGGTGATGCCGTGCGACACCTTTGACCATTGGGAATCGAACCTGAGAGCGATTGCGCTCACACTGGAACATCTGCGCGCCGTCGAGCGATACGGCGTTACCAGTGACCGACAAGAGCAATACACGGGCTGGCTAAAGTTGCCGGCGGCGAGTGCGACCGATGAAGCATTTGAATGTGCGCGGGTGATTGCTTACAAGGCCCGTGACGTGAACGGCGCACCCGAAAGCGCGGCCAAGAAGGCTGTCGAGAATGCCGGATACTTTGAAGTCCTGTGGAAAGATGCCGCTCGCCAAACGCATCCAGACACTGGCGGTAATGCAGAGAATTTCAAGGCCGTAATTGCGGCGCGGGATCGAATTCGCGCGCTGAAGGGATGGCAATAAAAATCTGGCGGCCCCGGCAAGCAACCCACCCCAGGAACTTGCCGTGACCGCCATTCAGGAGGTTCACCCGTGCTGATTAGACGCGGGAACCGGGGAGAAAGTTGCAATGCCAAGGAATATGAGCTTCGCGATAACGAAGCCCCAAGTAATCGCCGGATCGAAAACGGTAACGCGCCGTCTTGGATGGTGGAAGTTGAAGCCAGGCGAGACTGTGAACGCTGTAGAAAAGGCGATGGGATTCAAGAAAGGCGAAAAGGTGCAGGTCATTCGTCAAATTCGGATCGTGAGCATTCGCACCGAACCGCTCAACGCGATCGCGAAAGAAGATTGCGCGCGTGAGGGCTTTCCGGAGATGACGCCGACGGACTTCGTGCGCCTGTTCTGCAAGTTCAACGACTGCGCACCGGATCAGGAAGTGAATCGAATTGAGTTTGAGTATTTATGACCGACCTCGTTTACAACCGGCATGGCCAGCTTGTACGGCAATCGAAGCCGCGCGAGATTAAAACCGCTGGGATACCTGTTTTTATTGGGGTTTTCGCGTGTTATGTGTTATTATGTGCGCCTCAAATAATACGAACCGCGCCAGTGCGACCAACACGAAGCGCGGTTCTTGCCACAACGAAACAACGTCTAAGGAGCTTCGTTATGACCAGGAAGACTAATACCAGTCTGGATTTCCTCGCGCAAGTACAGCAGCTTGCGCCATCTGTTCACAGTCTCATTACTTCACGATCTACCCGCATTACTTCAGCACTGACCGCGCACGATGCGGTGAATGGTTATGGCCACGGCTTCACGTTTCACCTGAAGCTTGAAGTTTTTCTTGAGCAGTGCGTGAACTGCGGCGAAACGCCCGCCAGCAGGCCGGTGCTGGAATGCCTGCGGCATCGGATGGAGCGGCGCTATATGCAGATCGCAGATGCAGAAGCGCCGACGCTGGAGAAGGCGTTGCGGAAATTGAATTCAGTAATTCAGATCAGAGAAAGGATAGCGGCATGAAATTGCTGACCATATTAAACAAGCTGGCTCGAAAGAAAGATGCGGTGCAGTTTCAATTCCTGACTGGCAACGTTACGCGCTTTAAGGCTATCCCTTCCAACGGCAAGCGATGGAAGAAAGGCGAATCGCCGAAAGTCACGGAGATAAGCTACATCGGCAGTTACGAAGACGCGATGGAGCTTGTCAGGGGCAGCTGATTGTTTGGGTTCCGCGAAAAGAATTCCTTGAACTGGCTGAATCTGGTGAGACTAAATCACAGTCCCGCACATAACAGTTATTATGCCCGCATCTGAACCGAGAAATCTGAACGTTCTGATTGAAGACTGGCTCACGGCTGGCAACCGGCAAAGCGCTAATACGCGCGATGCTTACGGGCGCGACGTGCGCCAGTTCTTCACCTTCTCTGGCAAGTCGCATCCGTCCGATGTGACGCACGTTGACTTGCTTGAATATCAACGCGACTTGAACGCCCGCGCCAAATCCGACGCGACGAAATACCGGAAGGTTACGGCGCTGCGCAGCTTCTTCACGTTCCTGCATGACACGAAAGCCATCACAGAAGACTTTCGTGCAACACTGGTTGCGCCAAAGGTTGTGACAGAGTTTAAAAGCAAAGCGGTCGGCGCGGAGCAAGTTCAGGCACTGATCGAAACGACCGCGAACGATGCTGATTCCCTGCTAGTGAGAACACTCTACATCACCGCCGCACGCATCTCTGAAGTGCTGGCGCTTCGCTGGCTCAACTTCAAGGCGGCAGACGATGGCGGCGCATTCGTGCAAATTCTCGGCAAGGGGAAGAAGCTGCGCGAGGTTTATATCGGGCCGGAACTGTGGGTTGACCTGTGCGCGATGCGTGGCGAAATTCCTGACGATGAGCTGATCTTTCCGATCAATCGCCGTGCGGCGGCGCGCATTATTGCGAAGTTGGCGAAGGCTGCAAAGGTCGGCGTAAAAGTGACTCCGCATGGCTTCCGTCACGGGCTGGCGACGGATTTACTTGAGCAAGGCGCAACGCTGGCGCAGGTTCGCGACCAACTTGGCCACGCCGACATCAAGACAACTTCGCTTTATCTCCACGCCACAGAGCGAACGGCAATGATTCGGAATTTGAAGATTAAATAACGATTCCATTTTTCGGACGCGCTCCCGTCCCATAAAAACAGCCGCTGCCCTCACCCGAAGCGCAGCGGCTTTAATTGTCTGCACCGTCCGGGATCGCCGGACTCTCGCGCAGGTTATATTCCTCGATAATCGTCAACACCCCAGCACTCCCCGCGAGCGCTGGCAATCCCCGGCATGCGCCGGTGAAACCCTTACGACACTGCTGCACTGAACCCGATCATCAGGTAGTTCGTGCCGTCATAAATGAACTGGTAAACGCTTTTCGCATTGCTCGCCGTGTCCGGCGCGTTCGCCGCGCCGCCCGGCCATTTCACGGACGCGGGCCAAGTCACAGTTCGCCCGCCGGTCGCATCCTGGATCAAGATCAAATTGACGAGCATGCCGGTCTTCGCGGGCGCGGTGAACGTCAAGGTGACATTGCCGCTCATTGTCAGTTGCCGAGTGGCAATAGATTCTTTCGAGGTTGACCAGTTGATCGTTTGCGCGCCGCTGCCGCTTTGCGTGGCGCTCAGGCCTCCCGTTGGCGTCAGAAGCCGCCAGCCGCTGTTGAGGTAAGCCCAGGCCCGATACTCGCCCTGGATCGCGTCGTTTTCGAAAACGAATGGGGCCATCCCGGAAACGCTGGTCGGCGTGCCCGCCGGTTCCCCGCTGCTGCCGACAAAGGGGAAATACGGAAAGCCGTCCGTGTCACTGGTGCCCATTCCACCCGTTTTGCCGATGATCACGTTCTGCAGTGCATCGGCTTTCAAGCTCTGCCCGGTGCGCGGTTCGACCAGCAGCGGGACGATGTTATTTGAAACCGCCGTCGTCAGGTGCAGCAGCGGGCCGGTCGCGGACGTGTTATTCCCGGCCAGCTTGAAGGCGCTCGAAGTGCTGAAGTTCCCTGCCCAGGTCAGCGTAGTGAGATTTGTCCCCATTGCCAGCGAGAGATTTCCGGACGGGTCCGTGATCGCTGACCACGCGCCGCTTCCGCCGCCGCTGCCGATTGCTGTAAAGCTCAGCGAAGTTGAACCGAGTGTGATCGTGTCGTTCGTGGTCAGCAGGAAAATCTTATCAGCGTTGGCGGTGCCTTCTGCTACGGCAACGGCCATTCCGGCGGTCACTTCCGCTGAAGCATCGGCATCAGTAGCGCGCGCAGGCGCGCCGGAAGCCGCGACGACGTAGATACCGTTCTCCGCCCCGGCAGACTGGTCTTTGATCAGGATTCGATTACCGGTAGCCAGGACCACGCCGTCAACGGTATCGCCGTTCTCGTAGGCCGTGGCGAGCGCTCCGTTGGCGGTTGTGGCCACACGCACGGAATCTTTGAAATCCACCAGCGTCGAACCACCCGCCGTGGCAAGGCTGGTTTCGGTCCCGGCATCATCTTTCTGGTAGAAATTCCCGTCGCTCTTTGCGTAAATTCGAACCTTGCCGCTTGCTGGCGTGGATGGAGCAGCAGCTTCAGTGAACTCCAAGTAATCAGGAACCGCGCCGCCCGCGAGTGAAGCTAAAGACAGCGAGACGACGTTCGTGGCATCACAGTAAAGCCAGGAGCGCGTTCCCTGCGTGACCGCAATGCCGGTGCCGCCGGACGTCTTCACAGTCAGCGTAAACGCGCCGGACGTGTTGTTGTAGACGATGTATTTCCGCGCCTTCGTCGGAACAATTACATTGATGGAGCCGGTCAGCGTGCCCGTAAATTCCAAAATGGCATTGCGGGCTTCAGCCGTGGTCAATGTGACGTTACTGCTGCCGGCGACTGACTTGGAAAGCCGCCCAGCGACCGCCGCATCAAACGAATCGAAGCCGGTCGCGATTGTGACACTCGGCTGCGCCTGGCCTGCCTGGGGTTTGGCGATTTCGAGATTCGTGGTTGTGGTCTGCGCCTGCGCGAAGCTGGCAAACAAGACCAAAAAGATTCCGAAAATTATTCCTCGCTTCATATTGTTGCCTCCCTGACTCTTCCTCTGCCGACTGTCGCCGACATTTGATAAATCTCGATCGTGACCGGATTGCCCGGCGTGATGCCATCGGCCGTCTGTTCGGCTGCCGTATAACTGGCCGTTTCGCTCGTTGCGGTGATCGTCCGGACGGCCACGCTCGCGACGATCACATCAATCTCATAGGCTTCGGACTCTTCTCCAATTGGCGCAGTTCCGCCGGTCTCCCACGCTGCCGAGCCGACGCGCGTGCGCCGCTGCCATTCAATCGTGAGATTGTTCGATCCATCACGGACGCCAGTGACGTTGACGACGGAAAGAGGCTTGAGCGTGCCGACATCCCACGTGAACGACGTTGCCGCCGTGTCGGTCAGACTGAAGCCGCCTGTGACCGCCTTGAAGTCTCGCGCCAGGCCGCGTTCGGAAAGGTCGTTTTCGATGAACAGCACGGCGCCGTCGAGTAGTACAAACCGCTCGCCGTCCGCGTGGGTCGCGCCGCCGTAATCCGTTCCCCGCCGACCGCGCAGCAAGCGAGAGAGCGTCCAGCGGTTGTCATAGCCGCCGACCTGAACCGCGTTTTGGAATTGAATGACTTCATCGCCGACCATGGCGGCATTCGCGCCCGCCAGCACCTGGGCCTCGGTAACTGACTCCAGCGTTTCAGTTGTGCCGTACAGATCAACGGTAATTGAATTGACTTCATCCCAGACGGCCGGGTCAGCATCCGCCAGCACGCCGCTGATCGTTCCAGCGACCGCCGCCGCGAGGAACCGTTCCACTACTTCAAAACCGGCGCCACGATCCCGATAGAGCACAGCGCCGGGCCAACTGCCGGACGTGGACGGCGCAACGGCTGCGTAATAGCCTGCCTTGTCGTCGGCGTCCCGCAAGGTGACCGTGTCCATCAGGAAGGCAACGGAAGTTGCTGGCGCGCTCACAGTGGGCGATTCGTACCCTTCGCCGCTATCGCCGCTGATTGATTGACTGTAAATGTCGAGTTCGTCTTTCGCGGCCTGGAATTCGAGCAGACCGGGAACTGCGCCGCTGATCTGTGTCAGGCGAACGCGGTCACTGTCGCCGTCTTCTTCGATCTCGATGACGTCACACGGATTCAGCCAACAATAGCGCCAGGGCAGTTTGATCACGTTGCTTTCGCGCTCAATGTGGCGCTGGTACAGAATCCGCTCGGCTGCCTGCCGGGTTTCGTCCGGGCTGAGCGCCATCGGGAGCGTTTGCGCGTCAACGCCTTCAGCAAAGCCAGTCATTCGGTAGGCGGATTGCGCCGTCGTTTCGTGATCTTTGTAGGGGTTGAACGCCGTGATGGTGACCTGGCGTGGAATCTGAATTTCATCCACCAGTGTCAGTTGCCGCCGCTCGCCCATCTGCCCATTGACGCTGACCTGATCGCCTTCGACCATTCCCAAATAATCTTCGTCAATCGTGACGACGGACGAACCGCCCAGATAAGAGCCAGTCAGCAGGCCATCCACCGCTTCAAAGAATTGGGCTTGATAGGGGATTGCGGCGATTTCCAGCGTGGCCCGCGGCGCCTGCGGTTGCTGTACAACCAGGCCGCGAACGCTCTGGCCGTCGAAAGCGTCAAAATCCTTATCTTGCGGCTCGATCCCGACGCGCTCGCAAAGATGGTCGGCGATGTCCTGCAGGTCCAGGTAATCCACATTCTCAACGGTGGCCAGGAAGGTGGGGACGCCGCCGTATTTCGAAATATCGAAATTTTCAATAACCAGATATGCAGAGCCGCGGTATGCCGGCGCGTTCCCTGCCCCAACGTCCGTTTCGATGACCGAATCCGGCAACTGATCGAAGTTTCCTTCGTACCAGCGCATCGAAGCGCCCCCACCCGCGCCCACACTGCCGCTAATTGAGCCGTCCTGCCGCTGCGCCCAGGTAACCAGGCCGATCACGCTGCCGGTTGGTGGCGCGCCTTGCGTGTACGTGGTCGTGTCGGTCGCGCCGGGGTCAATTAGACCGGTGGACAAGCCAATCCCGGCGTCCATATCCACGATCAGATCAGCGTTTGCCCAGAGCTTCTTGAGTCGAAGCCGACCGCGCCCGAACAAAATCGCGAGGTCGGTGTAATAGGTGATCGTTTCAACGGTCTGCTTCGGCGCGCCCTTGCCGCCCTTCTTCTCCTTGGTGACCACTTTGCGCGGCGCTTTTGCCCAGATCACGGTTCCGGCCGTCTTGATGCCGCCTTTGTTGTCTACGCTGGGCGTGGTGATGACCAGATCCTGAATGATCGAATCATGGCAGGCCATCGAAGCGACCACGCGCAGCGGATACGACGGCGCAACCGCGCTCGTATAGATCAGCGTGGACTTGTGGTAATAGCGAACGGTGCCGGATTCGCAGGTAATGCGGAATGTGTCGCCTTCAGCCCAAACACCATCGAGAAAGGCGAGATTCGGCGGGCTTCCTTGGTAGATAAAAACCGAGCCTGCCGGGTGTGGCGTGCCGCTGGTGTTGGCTTCCGTGGAAAGGTGGATGCAGTAGTCCCACTGTGTAAAGTCTACCGTGAAACTGCCGTTGGTCAGGCCGACGAAAGAGCGCCCAGCATTGCCGCCGCCGTCTTTCGCAAACTTCCAACTGATTTCCCAATCGCCGCCCGTGATCGTCTCGACCGTCCACGCGCCCGAATCGCCCGTACCGCTGGCGTCCGTGAAGCAATTGTCCGAGCCGGAATTATCGTTCTGCAGGTCGTCATCATCGTTGACGGTGGCTTTGGTAAGATTCGTCCAGGTTGCAGAGCGAACCGTCTGCGACGGCGCGCCACCGTAAATCTCCGGAATCGGATTTCCCTCTTCGGCGTTCTGAATGAACAGTTCGCCGCTCATCTGGCCGCGCACCTGCTTCGGCGGCTTCGGGCCGAAGATGCGCTGCACGGCGTAGCTGGCCGCCGACAGTGCCAAAGAGATAAAGAACGCGGTCAGGCTGAAGAGTTCGGCCAGGGCAAAGGCGGGCCGCGACGTGCCGCACATCCGGAGCAAGTCCGCGACGATCGCGCAGAGCAGCAGAAAGCCTTGCCAGTTTTGTTTTCGTGATTCCTTCAAACCACTCCCCGAATATGAAATGCCGCGTGAATCCGCGCCCGGTGCGAATCAAGCCATGCTTGATCAAGCCGGTGTTCGACCACGGAGCCGCCCAGCTCCGCATTGCCGAAGGCGTGAATGACATGAAAACCCCAGCGCGAGTCATAAGGCCGGGTAATGACCATGACGTGTTGAGGCTGGGTGTCGTATTTGACCGCCAGAATGTCGGCGGGCTGTGCCTCTTTCCACTTCGGCAATCGGCGGCAGTGCCTGTGCAGAAGCTTATCCAGAGTGTCGTCCTGGGGCGTCCGGTGGTAATTGGCAACGTTATCTTCCTGCTGCAAGATGCCCAGCGTCATCGCCGGGACCACCAGAACGCCTACACAATCCACCCCTTGCTTGCTTCTCCCTTGATGCTGCCATCTAACCCCAAGCAGTTTTCGACACTCGGTTACAAAATCCTCGCGCGTGGCGAGAACAACCTGCGGCTCTCCTGTTGCTGTAATTGTCTCCGCCAACTGCGGCACTTTCTCACCTCACTTACTCATAAGCGTGTTAAAATACAAAGGCTCGCCCAAGGGATTCCGCCCCTCGGAACGAGCCACACCAATCAGTAAACCTATCAAGGAGGCTTACGTCATGGCTGATTCTGACCATACCATTCCCGAAGAAATCTGGCGAGACATCCCCGGCTACGAAGGCTTTTACTCCATCTCGAATCTTGGCCGTGTTCGTCGCGATAAGGCAGGACGCGGTGCCACACCGGGGCGAATTCTCAAGCCAGTCATGCGGCGTGATCGCTATCGAATGATCATTCTGAGCAAATCTGATCAGAACTCTACCTTTTATCTGCACGACATAGTTACGATGGCTTTCCTTGGTGCTCGCATTGAAGGCATGCAGGTAAACCACAAGGACGGCGACAAGGGGAATAACTCGGCGGCCAATCTCGAATATTGCACGCTTCAAGAAAACCATCGGCATGCTGCTCGGCTGGGGCTTGTGGCTTCTGGCGAGCGCCACTCTCAAACAATGAAAAAGCTTGCCCGTCGCGGTGAGGATAACCGTTCTTCCAAGCTTACCTCTGACGCCGTTCTCCTGATAAGAAAGAAAGCAGCCAGCGGAAATTACACAAATCAGCAAATTGCTGCCGAGTACGGCATTTCTGAATCTGCTGTTAGGTTGATACGACATCGCAAGCGATGGACACATGTTTAAGCTACTCCGGAAAACGAAAAACCTTGCTAGTGCCAGGGACGAACGGGAATCCGGCGAAGTTAATTTCGTTCGTCCCGCTTGGTGAATCTGGATTGATAAACGATTGGCATTTGCTCAGCGTGCGATTGCAGCCCGCAATCACTGTCACGAAATCGCCGGCCAGCGGCAGGAATGGAAACGGCAATTGCAGTGTCAGGACATTCCCGACGTTGTTCTTGATCTCGCGCGCGTAGAGCTTGTTTTGGCCAGCCTTGAAAAAGATCAGACCATATTCAAAGTAGCCATCGGCTTTCGCTGGCGACAGGCTTACTTCCACCGTCAGTCCGCTGGCATCCGCCACGATGCTTTCGTGCGTGTAATCATCCAGCGGCTGCCCGCACTCGAACCCGCCCAGCATGCGCGCCGTGCAGAGACTGCCGACGATTCCGCCAATGTCCTGGCTGAGCGGTTGCGAGAGTGAGCGCAGCTCCGCGACGAATCGCCCCTGGTCAATCTTGATCTCGCCGATGCGTCCTTTCATCCGCTGGGCAACGCCCATTGTCAGGTCGAGGTAATTGACCGTGATGTAATCGAACCGCGCGTAATCCCAGCGACCACCGCGCAGGTCAGCCTTGGTGACGCCGGCCGCGCTCAAGATGTGGGTCAGTTCGGCATTGTCGGGCTTGAGGCCAGCCGAGCGGACAAACTGCGTCGGAAGCATTGGGAGCGGAGTATACACCTCATCTTCAAAGGTCAGCTTCCGGGTGTGATCGGTCACGGTGATGACAGTCGGAGGATGACCAAAGACGGCCTGCTCGATTGTCGCGCCGGTCGTCACCAGTGACGTGTCGCAGTAAAGCGCGCTGCTGGTGGCCGTCAGGCTGGTGTAGATTTTCGTCCGGTTGTGCCAGTAGGTGAGCGTGGTCCCGTTGCGCTGGACGCGCAGCCAGTCGCCCGTTTTCGCCGCCGTGCCGTGCGTGGCTTTGAGCACACCCGCCTCGTAGACCTTGATCGTCCCATCGGCTTCCACGCGGATCGCGAAATTGATGGAGCTGGCCGCGACGGTGCTGTTATTGGTTGCCAGGCCGAAATAGACCGTGCCGGTCAGCCTGGTCGTAAACTTCGCATAGACATCCCCGTTGAACGCTGAGATCGAGCGCGCCGCCGCGTCGTCCGTGCCGTCCGTGCCGCCGTTTTTGCGCAGGTATCCGCCCCGTGCGACCACATTGGTTTTGCCGGTGGCGCTCCACGAAATAGGAATTTCCCTGGGTCGTTCCTCAAACCGGAAGAGATGCGCCAGATAGGTGCAGGAATCTTCCAGATGAGTTTTCATTGCGACGGAAATGGCCACTACTTCTCGTTTCTAGCAATTGAGGCGTTAGCCCACATTACCGACTCTTCAAGCTTCGTCATTGCCAGCGACTTCTCGCGCGAATCGGGACACTGCGCACCAATCAGAAACGCTAACTGCTTGGCTGTCTCGCGGATTAGCGCATAGCGTTCGGTTTGATTATTGATTGGCGGGTGATAGGTAAAGTTGTTGTCAATAGCTTCCGTCTGCACTGTGTATTTTGCTTCGCTCATAAGTCTCCTTAAACAGAAAGTTCAAACATCGAGGCCGGAACTTCAATCATCGGCAGGCCAATGGACAGCGCCGTAATCGCGTCATTCTGGCCGGGGTCAAATTGATCAGTCGCAAACCACACAGGAACGTAAAACTGCCCTGTCCACGTGAGTGCGTGGCCGTTCGTTGGCGCTGCGGCAAACGTCACAATCCCGGTTGTGTAATCAATGGTGTAATCGGTCGTCAGGGTTTGCAGGACGCTGTTCTTGTAAATGCTGACCGTCCCGCTCACTGGTTTGACGATCCTGCGCGTTCGCGTCACACCGCCGGAGGAATAGGTTTTGTACAGCCCGAATTCCGTCTCAGCGCCGTTGCCGGTGCCGAAGCTGGTTGCCGTGCCGATCGGGTCATAGGCGCTACCGTCCGGACTCGCCCAAAACTCCATCATGTCTTTGAAGTAAAACGCCCGGCCCATTCCGTCTCGGCAGTGAAAGAAGGCGCGCAGGTCGTTCAACTGCTGCTGGGTCAGTAGCGCCGTGTTGATGTTGTATTTGTGGAGTTGATCCAGCCGGTTGACGTTGCGCTGACTGACGCCGGAAAAGGGATTGGTGACGATCGAGGTAGACGCCTCCGGCCCGCCGCTTATGGCGTTGTAGTCAATCACATCATTCAGCAGAACATCATCAATGACCAGGCTCATTATCCATTCCTCTGGAGCGCGGCATTGAGCGCCTGCGCGGTTTTGGCGGCAATCTGCTGTTGGGTTTGCGGCGTGACGGTCCCGGTCGGGGCCTGAATCGTGAAGTTGTTGACGACTGTGACGCCTTTGCCGGATTCCTGTTTGGCTTGTTGCTGCTGGGCTTTCGCGCGCATCTGGGCTTGGTTGAAAATTCGCCCGTTGGAATTTGGCACGAACAGTTCCGGTTCGTTTTCGCCGACCATATAAACGCTGCTTCTTGTCACGGAGCCGCCGCCGGCGCGACGACGAACCGGAAGAATTGTCGGGTTGGCTTTGATGTAGCCGCCACCGCTTTCCACATTGGGCTTCGCCTTATTCAATCCACCCATCACGCCCGCACCGACCGCGCCGACAACTGCACCGAGCACCGAGCCGAGAAGGGACGGTTGCGCGGGAGGGGCGCACGCGCAATTGGCCATCTCTGCGTTTGTGGAAGCGATCTGACCAAGCATCTGCGTTTGATTGGTGGCAGCGCTCACGGTTGCGTCAACTGTCTTGGCTGCGGAATCGGCGACCGTCTTGGCAACCTTTTCAGAGCCTTCCGCGAGGTTTTTGATTATAAGTTTGCCGGCGTCGGTGCCGACTCCGGGTAGGCCGCTGGGAGTGCTGGCCGCGCCTTTTTGGCTGGGATCAAAAATACCCTTAAAGATATTGCCGATACTGCCGCCGATCAGTCCGCCAAGGGAGCCATACTTGCCACCCGTGGCCGCCAGCATCATCTCGCTGGCCAGCGAATTGAAGACATCCTTGATGACGCTGACACCAACCTGCCGCCAGTCCTCGCTCCCGGTGATAGCGGCATCAATCATATTGTCGAAGCCTTCGCCGATTCGCGCTTTCACGTCTTCAAAACGCTGGAACCTGGCTTCCGGCGAGAGGTTGTTCATCGCCTCTTCGTCTGCCTTTTTCTGAAGCTCTTTGAAGCTTTTCAGGCCGAGCAGGGCCTTAATCTGATCTTCGGACGCTTGCGTGACCGCATTCATTCCAGCGGCAGCTCCTTTAGTGCTCGCCGCCGTCTGGTCAAGCTTGGCCTTCAGATTCGCAACGTCAGTAGCGGATAAGCCGGATGCGGTTTTCAGGGCTGAGACTTCATCCGAAAGCCTGAGAACATCTTTCGCGGCACGAACCGTGCCGCCGCCCAAGCTGCTATCAGCTTCGACAATTTGACCGCGAAACGGCATGGCCTGCGCGCCGTCGCTGCCGCGCTGCCTGATTGACGTATCGGCAATGGCCTGAATCGGCCCGGCCAGGCTGCCGAGATGCAGGATGGTTTCGCGCGCTTTCGGCGCAGCCTGGGCGATCTTGTCAAAGAGCGGCGCGCCCATGTCCGCCACGTCGCGCAGTGGCTGTGCCATCTTCAGGAAGCCTTGCTTGTAGGCCATCGCCGCCGCTTCTTGTGCGGTCACAGTGCCGCTCGCGTCTTTGTCGAGCGCGCGGTTGGCGTAGTAGGGATCTTTGTTCGACTTGACGCCCTTGTCTTTGAATAAAACTTGACTCGGATCAGTGACCGGCCTGCCGGACAAAACGGCGGTGTAGACGGCCTCCTGCGTGTCGGCAACGGATTTGAACTGCTGGAAGTACTTCTTGACGTATTCAAGCTGGCCGATGGCATCCATTGACCGGAGCTTTTCAGTTGTCGTGCCGAGGCCCTCTGCGGTGGCTTCAGTGATTTGAATCAGGCCAGACGCCGAGCCTTTGGGATTCTTTTTGGCAGGATCAAGGCCGCTTTCAAAGGCCATGACATTCATCAGCTTGTTTGGGTCAATCTTCAGATCCCGCCCGATCTCTTCAACGGCTTTCAGGAATTCTTCGCCCCCGGCCTTTTTGATTGCCGCGCCCCACTTCTTCATTCCCTCGCTGGTTCGGTCAATCAGTTTGTTGACGAGGGTTTCAGGGCTTACTTCAAGATCGCCCAAAGTGGTTCGGATTTTCTTTTTCCCGTTCTCGAAGCCCTGATCAAACCCGGCGATGGTCTGTTCGCCAATCTCCGCAAAGACACGCGACGGCGACTTGATGCCAAGCACATTCTTTGCGGCGTCAATTGTGCCTTGCGCCCACGTCTTGACGGATTGATAGGCGTTGCCTGTCGCGCCGGTCAGGAAAGAATCGAAACCTTGCAGCAGTCCGGCCCCAAGCTGCGCGCCTCCATCCACTACGATAGATTTCAGTTCAACAAACGAATCCCGCAAGGCCGGACCAATCGCCGCGCCAATCTCTTTTGCGCTAATCTTCCCGCCGAATAACTGCGAAACAAAATCCAGATCGAGCGCAAGACGCTTGCCAATTTCGTTGGTGGTCGTTTGGCCTACCTTTGTGTCTAATTGCCCAATAGCTTCGTCCAGGCTGGCCTTGTAGCTTTCAAATAACTGTTTCGTGTCTTCACCAGCTCGCTTTGCGCCCAGGTCTTTCAGGTTGGATTCTTTCCCAGCAGCTGTGCGCGAAAGACGATCCCCAGCCCCGCCAGCAAACTGGCCAATGCCTTCCGTGAGCAGAGACGCAGCTACGTCGCCTTTCAACTGTCCGCGCTCGGAAAGCTTCATCAACTCTTCTTTGGTTTTGCCGACCTTCTTGGAAAGGATATCCCAAACTGGAATGCCGCGTTCCGCGAGCTGGTTCATCTCTTCGGCGGAAAGCTTGCCCTTGGCGCGCATCTGGCCAAGTGCAGTAATCGTGCCTTGCAACGCACCAGTGAAGTCACCCGTGCCGGCGGCAGCGATGGCCGCGCCATCGGACAGGGCGCGCAAATCCTTAATTCGATCTTGCGCACTGAATCCGAAGGCTTCCATCTGAATCGAAGCCTTAATCAAATCCTGAAGCTCGAATGGCGTTTTCAGGCCAAGCGTTTCGAGGTCTTTAAGATGCTGCTGCGTATCCGTAACAGAGCGCCCCATTGTCTCGAACGCGACTGCCGAGGTTTCGAGCATCTTGTTGTACGCAATGCCCGTAGTTACGCCACTACTCATCACACCCGCAACTTTAGTGAGAGCGCCGGTCAGGAGATTCCCGCCTGCGACGTTGGCGATGCCTGCAAGATTTCCGACACTGCCACCACTAATGGAAGGGATGCTCAGCTTGAGATTACTGAACGTGCCTTGAACGCTCCGGGCTGTGGCTTTGGCTTTGGAGTCGGCAGCGTCCATCTTTGACCGGAACTGCCGGTCATCGGCGGTAAGGATTGCTTGAAGTCTGCCGAGTTCGGTCATTTCTTTTTCTTCTTGGCGGCTTTCGCTGCCCGTTCGCGTGCTTTCCGATCAATTGCTGGCGCGGCCAGCTCCTTCGCGTGTTCGAGCAGTTGCAGCCAGTGCAGATCACGCAGTGACCAGCTCTCTCGAATCTCCTGCGGATTCACGCGCCACTGAAGCGCGAATTCCAAAACCTCAAGGTCATCCGGCGCGGCGGCGAATCCGTTTTCAACCAACGCGCGTGGCGGTCTGCCCGTCTCGCCCCGCTCCTGTAGCCAGGTCTGAAGCCGCGCTAGGTCGTTTTTTTTGGAAAGGTGAAGTCGTTGACGGCCTCAAGTAGCGCGTCGAGTTGAAGCCGGTTTAAGGTCTTCAGCACGTCGAGCGTTGGCGCAACCGCTTCACCGTCCGTGGTGACCGACCAGCGCACTAGTTCTTTTGAGAGGGTCAAGGCCTTCGCTTCGACCAGACTCATTTGTTTTTTGGCATGCTCTTCGTCGAGTTGATCCAGTATCGCGCCCGTAATCGGACGGAACCAAATCTCCACAGCCTCAGTGACCGGCTGACCGTTTTCATCTTCTCCAATTGGAAGAAAGGCCGTCGTTTTATGGACGGCCTCATAAGCGCGTTTCAGTTCCATGATGAATTACAAACTTGCGAGCGTGTTGACCACCGTGACCTTGATGCCGCCGGAGATGTCCGCATCGGCAACCAGCCGGGCGTTCACCTTGTAGGCGTAGGTTTCCTGCACGTTTCCGGCTTCCTCCGGCGTTTCACACTTCACCGCGAAGTCCCACCAGATTTTGTACTTGTAGACGCCGGTAATCGTCGCGCCGATCATCTCGAATCGAACATACCGCGTCGGCTTCGTGTCACCGTTGAAGGTGTCCATGAAGCTGAGAATGTCCGTGTTCTTGATCAGCGTCATGTTGATGCGGGCCTCTTCAATGGCCTGTTGGACACTGTCTTTGAAGTCGGGATAGGCCGTGCAAAGCACCTTCACCGGATTGCGGATCGGCGGAATGGAGATGCCGATTTCGAGCGCGTCACAGAACTTCGTGGTGCCAATGGCGCCGAAGCTCGAATCAATGTACACGTTGACTGTGGATTTGCTGACTGGCTGCTGCGCGATGCTCGTAAACGACGCGCCGCCCGCCTGCAAAGTCGTCACGGCGGTTGCCGGCGTGCTGCCGCCCGTCAAGCTGTCCGTGGTCGTTGGAGGTGTCAGATTCGCCGCGCCCAATGCACCGGTTGCCTGAATCGTGATCGTGCCTTCCGGCAGGCTGGAACCGTAGCAGCGCACATCGTTCGGGCCGATATTGCTCAGGGCAATCAGGGCCGCTTCGATTTCGGCTGCCGTGGCGTTGTACGGAATGGCGCTGGTGGTCTGCCCGCCGTAGGTGATCGTAAAATCGCCGCCGGTTGGACTGCCGGTGATAACCAGTTGCCAAACTTCATCCGTCAGGGTTGCGGAAAGCGGCCCGGCCAGATCTTCAATGCGATAGCCGAAGCCCTCGCCTGAAATGCTGGCGTCTTCATCGGACATCGCAAGTTCCAGGCTGTTGAAATGGAAGCCCGGAATCACACAGCTTGCAACGCTGTCGCCGCGCCGAACCGTGAAGGTCTGCGGCGTGCCGAAGTTGCTTTTCGTTGGTGCGAAGATGTGCTGGTAGGCGCTGCCGCTGGGATTGCTGGTCGTTGGCGCGCCGAACAGTCCCGCGAGAATGTAAATGATCTCGTTGTAATCAACGCCCGCTTCATAGGTCGGCTCGGACATCTCGCGATGTTTGACGCCGGAACCGGGAATCAACTGCCCGGCAGGGCGGTAAAACTGGTCGTCCTGCATTCTGACCGGCTCAATCGAAAGCGACGGGAAATCCTTTGTTGCGCCAACCGCCGCGCCGATGACGCTTTCCGCGCCCAATAACAACCGTTGATTAACGTAACCGCGTGATGCCGCCATGGTATCTCACTCCTTATGCTGCTGGATAAATTGCCAGGCGGAACAATCCGCCCAAATGGGTATAGAAGCCGTCCTTGCCGGTCTTCGGTTCCGGGTAGCAGAGCGGCGATATCCGCCGGCTGCTGAACACATAGCTTTGGCTGGTCTCCGCCGCCGCCTCTTGAAACAACTGGTCAATCCGATTCGCCACCGTGCGCGCATTCGCGCTCGGGTTGCCGTCACAGACCACCTTGATCTGATAGGTCGGGTTGGATTGCACGCGGCAGATTCCATTTCCCCGCGTGTCAAAGCTCGACTGATGTTGAAAGAGCGCGTAAGGCAATGCCGCCCCTTTGGGAGCCTGCCCGTGGTAAACGCGCGTGCCAATGATCGCCGCCGCTTCGCTGTCGCCGGTCAGCTTGTCGTAAATCCACTTTTGCGCGAGCGGTAATTCGTTGGCCATCAGATCACCCGTTTCACGTCCGCACCGAACTGCTGGACGGCCTCTTCAAATGCCGGGAGCAGGAAAGGTTGGGCGCGCATCCGGGTCGTTCCAAATTCAACGTGGATGCCGTATTCCGCGCCCACAAACACAATCCCGGTCAGATCGCCTTCAAACGTGCTTTGAATCGAGTTGAGCAGTAGGCCTGTATCAACTGGCGCGCGAAGCTTTGCCCCGGCTTCGACCTGGAGAGCTGCTTTCCGGATTAACCTGCCCAGCTCCTGCCGAGTCTGCGCCTTCACTTTGGGAATCTTGCTTTTCCACATTTGCGCGCCTTCCAAGCGTCGTGACAGTAATGCCCGCCGTTTTGTATTGCGCAGTCAGACGATCCACGTAAGGAAGCTCGGCAGAGATGACGACTTCATCGCACCCACCAAGAACGTCACTTGGCTCGCCTTGCTTCGCGATCTCCACTTCGTCGCCGGCAGTGCGCCGCCGGTCCGCGTAAGCGGCAATGCGTTCGTCGCCGTCCAAGCCATAAATCAAGATTCTCATTCGTCTAAATCCCCTCGGTCTTCTTCCGGGACGTTCTCCCGAATGGTTTCCGGCTGCACCTCCCGGAGCGCAACCTTGGTATCTACCTTGTGCGACTTGCTCCCCAGCCAGCCGACGATTTCATATTCGTTCCCGTCAATCCGAAGCCGGGCGTCTTCAGCAATCTCCGCATCCCAGGGCAGCACCGCGACAAAAGGCGAATCCGTCATCGGCTGCCCAGCCTGCAACTGCTGCCGCTCGGCATAGTTCGCGGGCCGGAATCGGCACTGGTACGAATTGACCGCCGTGTAAGTCACCGTCTCGCCGCCGTAGCCGTCTGCCGTTGGTGTGCCTTTGGTCAGCACGGTCGCCGTCTTATCCATCGCGGCCTGATTGACGCGGCGCACGCGGTTCAGGGTTTGGGTTGTGATCAGCTGCTTGCTCATGCTCGAACCAGTTGCGGCCCTTGAATCAGCGCACTGATTAACCGTGTCACTTCCGCCGGCAACTCGCCATCGGGCCGGGTCTGCCGGAATTTCACCGACACACCGCCTGATTCCGAATACTCCGAAACTTCATCCCCTTCACCGTCACTGAAGCCATCCAGGTACGCGAGCGCCAGCAGGCATTGCGCGTCTTTGATCTGCTGGGGGATTTCAGTCGTCAGGTAGACTTCGCCGACCGTACAATAGCCGTAGCTGTAAAAGCCGTTATTCACGGCATCCACCTTCGCTACGCCGTCACGCGGCCACGAAAGCGCCTGCGTGCTGGTCACGCGACTGCCCAGCCAGTTCTCCTGATTCAACCGGCGCGCCGCTTTCACCAGCGCCCTGACCTGGGACGTTTCGTTGTCGCCCGTCGTCCCAAACCACGCATCCGAACCGAAGTTCAGTTCGTGGAAAGACTGCGCTTCAGCCAACGTCGCAAACGAGTTGGAGGAAGCGCCGCCCACGGTCGTGATCAGACTGGAAGCGTCAAGGGGCATGGGTTACTTGGCTTTCGGGACTTCGGCCAACTGCCAGCCGCCGGTTGCGTAATCGGCCACCTCGTTGGGGTGAACGTCTGCTTCCGTTGGCCCGCCTGGATACCTCGGCGCACTGCGAACCATCTTGACGGTTTCGACGGTTGCGGCTTCTTCGACTTCGACTGCTTTCTTCTTCTCGGCCATAACGATTCCTCTGTTGATGATTGTTTGGCGCTCACCTGGAGATGAGCGCCGTTTGATTCCCAGTAAAGCCAGGCCTAGCCGAGCAAAATTGCGCAGTGCTCGGGCTTCACCATTTCCGCCCCCCACGCGATGCCGACTTCGATCTTGATGCGGCGATACTGGCGATAAATGCAGACCTGGAACGACAGGCCCGAAACCGGGTCCGTGATCGTGGTCATATCGTCCGCGTCGTCGCCGCCCTCGGGCATTGCAGGCGTGCGCGTGATCAGGTGAATGGCGTTCCGGCTGAAGGCCATATTCGCCTTGTACGTCGCGCCAACAGTGAAGGCGTCGTTGTCCACGTGCGAGGACAGCAGACCGGGATTTTGAATGATGACGTTGCCACCGCTCAGCGCGGTCTTGACGACGTATTTGTTGGAGTCGGCAGGCGTGCCGTTGGCGATGCTGAGCACGTCACCGGCAACGATGGTTCCGGAGCCGGTGTCCACAGCCAGCGTGGTTGCGGCCAAGGCCAACGCGCCGTTCGCCTGGTAGCTTGTTCCGGTGCCAATCGTGTGCTGTTTCACCTGGGCGGAGTTGTGCAGCATGAAGCCTTCCAACTCACCAATCATCCCCTTGCGGAGCAGATCGGCGGTTCCGGCTTCGTTGACCTTGAAGAGTACGCTTTGCTTGCCGCGGATGTTGGCCATTGCCGCCGAACCCAGCACCAGGTGCAGATCACTTTGCGGCGCGCCGTTGTCGTCCAGGATGCGGCGGACCTGTGCGGCATCGCTCAGATCGTTGGCCGTGCCAAAAGGCGTGGTTCCCGCCGTGCCGTAGGCGCGAGACGATTTCTTGTACAGGTTGGCGACGTCCGCTTCGATTTCGTTGACCGCAGCCCGCATCGCCTGCGCGAACTGGTCACGGAGAATGTTCTGCAACTGCGGATTGTCGCCGTTCCGCAAAGACTGCTGCTCTTCTCCTGTCCAGCGAATCGGGAAGGCGCGCGACTTGTTGATGGTCATCGTGCCGCTGCCGATGGTTTGATCACCGCTGTCGGCGGGGGTTGCGCCCGGCGTGATGTCTTCGCCCGTGATCGCCGGGACGACGGGATAAGTAATGGTTTGGTCTTTCGCGGCACGCTCGGCAGAGCTATTGCGAAAAACGGCGGGGATAAAGCCGACCAGCTCTCGCGAAACAACGTCCATTGCTTCGTAGATGATCGGTAAAACTGCTGTCAGCGTGTTCGCCATGTTTCACTCCCTGAAAGGAAATCGTTAATCGGTAACTACGCCGCCCGCCTTGAAGAAATCCTGCTTGGACTGAGGATTCATCGCCTCGAAATCGGCGCGCTTAATTGTTTTACTGCCGCCACTGCCAGCCGTATTGTTCTGTGCGCCACTGCCGCCCGCGCCACTGGCTTCGAAAGCTCTGCCGAAAATCTGATCGGCTTTCATCTCGGCAATTCGTTCGGCAATGGTGAGCGGCTTGCCATCTTTGCCGTAGCGGGTCTGGCCGTTGGCATCGAAGATTCGCACCTCACGCTTGCCGTTCTCTGTGACCACCTTTGCGCCGACGTGCGGCAGCAGAAGTGCCGGAACACCTTTCTCGGCGGCAATCGCGGCGGTTGCGCGTGCCGTCACCAGTTCCGTTTCGAGCGCGGTTTCCGCTTCAGTCAGCTTGGCGGTCAGCGACTGCTTTTCCTGGTCGAACTGGCTTTGCATCTGCGCTTTCCAGTTGTCCCAATCGCCCTGCGCTTTGGCCTTTTCCTCTTCGACCTTCTTTGCGTTGGCGAGCATTTCCTTGGCTTTCGCAGGATCAATTCCCTCGAACTGCTTGGCCAACTTTTCAAGCTCGGCTTTGCGCGTGCGCTCGGCTTCCAGGGCGGACTTCAGGCCGGTCACTTCCGTTGGCAGTTCTGCTTTGAAAACAAACTTCCCGTTTGCTTCGGTCAGGTGGCTGCGCAGGTATTCCGGCGCGTCTTCGGCTTTCTCAAATATCTGTTCAATCGGCATTACTGAATCCCTCAGTTGTTTGGAATTGCGGCATCCCGCCGCGACGGAAAGAAGTATCCGGCAAGTGTTTTTTTTATTTTGGCAAGGGTAGAATCCGGCTATGACTACACCCATTCTCGAACAAGCTGGCTACACTGACCCGCCCGTTGAGGCCGCATCTGGCGCAGGGTTTAAGAAAATCGGCGAGGTCGAAATTCTGGCCACGCCCGCACATCGCCGGATTCACTTTCTGGCGAGCAGTCCAACGCACTCGACGCAAGGCGAATGGCGAGCATCAGACGATCAGCCCGTGCCAACGCCGGAAGCAATTGCGGAGATTGAGCAGCGACTGATTGGCGTTTTGCGCAAATAAAAAAGCCGGGCGAATCTCACCCGGCGACAATCAGCCCGCGGCCTAACAGGACGGTTCGCGGCGGGCGTTAGGGCGAAAGCTACTGTGCGGCTTTCGGCTTCTCCAAAGACTTCCCATCCGCGCTCACAACGCACTCCGCGCACCCCTTCTCCGCTCGCAGATTCCCCAACCACGCGGCCCGCTCGGTTTGAATCAGCCGCAGTGCGAGCCAAGCGGTCTGGTAGTGGGAATGCACGGTGATCGAGTCCGGGCCGGTGGGTGTGTTGAGCAGGTCGTCTGCCGCCCGGTTCAGCGCATCCGTGCCTTGCTTTTCGGCGGCAGCGAACTGCTGGAATTTGCGCTGCTCGGTGTCGGTCAGGGCGTGCGACTGCTGCGCAAAGGCGGGCAGCGTGAAGAGAAGGATTGCAAGTAAAATGCTTTTCATAATCTATAGCGGATTAACAATCCGATAATCGCCGTAGCCAGTCGTGTAACTCTGCACGGCGGCATATTGCGTTCGCGGCTTCGGCGGCGGAATCAGGATCGGCGGCACGCTCGCCTCGCGGCGCTCGTTGTTCGTGCGCAGAATCCCGCCCGTGATCGTGGCACTGGTCGCCCGATGCCAACCACTCAAAGGCCCGCCCGGTTGATAGAATCGCGTGGATGTCACTTCGCCGCCCAGCTTGAGCGACCACTTCGGCGCGACTGGACGCAGCCAATAGCCGCCGAAGCGAAGCGCGCTGACCTGATTCAATGTACCGCGCTCCGGCAGCAGGTATTCGGCCTGCACAATCACGCGGTTGCGGAAGTTCACGCCGCCGCCGAAGTAGTAATTGGTGATGGCCTTCGTGTACTGGCTATTCGACTGCTGCACCCAATTGATGCCCCCAAGTACGAACGGTCTGATCCGGTCAATATCTCGCGTGAAGTAGCCATGCACTTCCGCCCGCGCTCGCAGGTTGCGCCCGTCGCCGACATAGCCTTTGTTCCCGCTGTCGTAGCAGCCTGATCCAGTCAGCACCGCATACCCTGCCAGATCGTGCGTGCCTTCGACGCACGCGCCAAGTGACGACGTGTTACCGCTCGCTGCGCTGCCTGTGCCAAAGGTGGCGGTGAGGCCGACACTATTAGGCTGGGCCTGCACAATGCCCGCGAGCCACAGCACAAGGTAGGCTACCAGTGCGAGATTGATCAGTAATAGTGAAATTCGGTCTGCCATTTCGTCGCTCAAGTAGTGTCCTTTGGCGCCAGAACTAATTAAATCTATTTAGTGAATGATCCAGTCCGTACCGTCGCTTATGACGAGTACCTTGTTGCTACCACCACCGGCAACAACTGTATAAGCAGTGGTCGCAGTCGCGTCGGTCGCAAACGCCATTGCGCCATCACCTGCGACAGACGCGCTCGGCAGCGTGGCAACGGTGTAGCTTGTAAGCTTGGCCGTGCCGTTGATAATCGTCAGTCCCGTGGTTGCGGTTTGCGCGGTTGTGCCACTGCTGCCAATCAGTGGCGATTGCAGGATCAGGCTTGATGGTGTGCTGTTGCCCGTGCCGAGGCCGGATTGCAGCGTGAGATTTGCGCCGCTGACGTTGGAGTCGGTGCCGCCGCGAGAGCCTTGCGTGGAAAGAGTTTGATTGACCGGGGATGCTGCATTAACTGCGCCCATCCGAATACTTCCAGCACCGACGCGACTGAACTTTGCATCTGGCGCACCTGTGGGATTCGTCGCGGAATTAAATCCAATTTCATCTGCACTTCCAACTTGAAACGATGTAACAGATGAATTAACGGACAGTAGTGCTCGCGTTGTCGCTGCAAGTTGGAATGCAATCCCATTATTACCCGCTTGAGGGGAGTTGATACGTAAATTGTTAGCGCCATCCGACGACATCGCGTAATTAGTAGCCGAGAGAGACTGTGCACCGGGCAACCAAAAAGCACTCGCCTGTCCAGCCGCGTTGCTTAGGCCGAATCCGACTGTATAAGCCCCCCCATTGGTAGAATAAGAAAATAATAAATCGCTGCTAGGAGCCGTGAGTCCTTGTATCGGCCTGACTACAATCTTCCAATCCACATCCTGCGCGGCGGCGGTCGCGTTGGTCTTCCATCCCGATCCGTGAAAACGCAGCGCCGGACTCCATTGCTGCGCACCTGCTGCTGCCGCTGTGGTATTCGTGATGACAATTCCATCACTGGAAGTTGACCCAATCGCGCTGCGCGTCATCGTCACCGCACTGCTCGCCACGCTCAGCGGCGAATCTGTGAACGTGGTTGAGTTCGAGCGATACGGGATTACGGTGTCAGATGCGTTGATCGTCGTGCCGCCACTTGCCCCCCAACTTAACGTGCCGCTTCCGTTATTGGTCAGCACCCCCGACGAATTTGCAGGCCAGCCCACAATGCCCGTTGTCGGCGGCAACCCCGTGCCGTTGGTCAGCGTCAGACTCGAAGGCGTACCACCCGCACCATTGAACAGCACTGGCGCGCCCGCACTGCCGACGTTCACGCCAAGCGCCGTGGCAATGCCAGTCCCGAACGCCGTGATACCCGTTCCGCCATTGGCCACCGGGAGTGTGCCGGTTACTTTTGAAGTCAGGTCAATTGAACCGGCCAACTGTGCGTTGGTAATGCCCGCCGTCGCCGAAAGCTCCGCTGTCGTAATCCCGCTCAGTCGCGCCAGCGGAACCGTGCCGCTGCCCAGATCGCTCGCGCTGCCACTGGTGGCAATCGTCGCCAGTCCCAGATCGGTTTTGTATTGGCTGATCGTGCGATTCGTCCACGCGCCTGCTTTGCGTTGGAGAATGTCATCGTCGGTCGGCGTCAGTCCGCTGATCGTGGTCAGGTTTGTATTCAGCGGCTGATACGTTCCGCTCAGGTCAGGCAATCGCGCCGCGTCCACAGTGCCGGTTGCCAGATTCGAGGCATTCAGCGCGGTCAGCGCCGAACCATTCAGTGCTGGCAACGTCGCCGGAAACAGTCCATCGGCGAGTGTTCCAGTTAGGGCCGACGTGTTCACCTTGCCCGCCGTGCTGATCGTGCTGAGCTTGGAATCGGCGATACTCCCGGCCAAATCCGCATTGAGAATCGCGCCGGTCAGATTCAGCGCACTGTACGGCACAGCCGACAAGCTCACGCGCGCTTCGTCGCCGCCCTGATCCGTAACCGTGAAGCCAACCGCCTGATTGAAGCTGAGCGTGGCCACACTGCCGACACTTGGCGTGCCGTCCGCTTCCTGCACGGTCAGCGAGCCGCCGCCGCCGCCGGATTCGGTTTGCCAGGAGGGAATACCGCCGGAAACCTTCAGCACCTTGCCGTTGGATCCAATCGGTAATCGCGTTGGCACGCCAGACGTTCCCGCATAAACCATGTCCCCAAGCGTCGTAAAGACGGTGGATAGGATGACCAAATCTTCGAGGTTGGCCGTTGCTGCGTTTGGCACGTTGACTGTGACGCCGCGCGTGTAGCCGTAGAAGTCGCCTTTCAGCGTAATAGACGAACTGCGCCGGGCGCTGAAGCTCAGCAGGCCGTTGGCGTCGGCACGCACCGGCAGTTTCTTGGTGGAGACCGTCGCACCGACTTTGACCGTCTGGATGATTTCCAGTTGGCCGTAAGCGGCCGGCGTGACGCCATCCACGCGGAGCAGCGTGCCGCTAATCGTGCAGATGGATTGCGCGAACGCGGACAGGCTCAACAGGCAAAAGAGAATGGGCAGCAGATAGGCTCGTTTCATACGAGCGGAAGATACTCAGGCGGGCGGATTTATTTTGGGCAAGTCAGTTGGCAGGCTCGATCACTTCATCACCGTCGCTCTCACCGGATTCAATCGCAAGGATCTCGCGGGCGCGGTCCTCGTTCACACCAAGGACTTCCATGGTGATTGCGAGCGTTTCCTGTTCGGTTCTTCCTTCGATCATTTTCGCCATCCAAGTTTGAGCATCAGCCGGTCAATCGCTTCGGCAATCGGAGCGAAGTCATCATCGTCCCACTGCGATGGATAGTACACCTGGCCAAGACGCTGCCGCAATTGCTTTAACTGGCTCTGCATCTCGACGTCGGCACTGCGATGCGCGATGTATTGGGCGTACGCCCGCGCCCAGACTTCTTTCGTGTCGGTCAGGTAGCGCAGGTACTTCCCGTCCACCGGGTATTCGATTTCCTCGCCGCCGCCGAGCCTGACTGCCACTTTGCGCAACTTGATCAGGCGTTCGATCTCCTGAATGGCTCTGCTCTGCTTCGCAGCCTCCCGGAATTCGGCAAAATCATCCGCTGCAACGGACGCATGCTTCCCCTTTCCGGCGCCCTGGTGGTCGAGGAAATGGCCGATTTCATGTGCCAACGTCATCTCCGGATGCGCTGCCGCGCCCGGGCGAACCGTGATCTTCACCGGTTTATTCGATGGAGCCCCGTAATAATGGTACCCGCCGAATCGCCGCACAGAGGTTTCGCGCTCTACGGGGATCTCTGGCAACTCACCATCACCGTGAACCCGGGCGATGGCAGCCAGCGCATTCCGACCGGCATTCGCCACAGGGCCTTTGCTCGGCAGTTTCAGGCCGCGATCAATGGGAATGCCGGCGGGTTTCGGTTCTACTGGTTCGGGCGGCTCGGGTGGCTCGACAACTGGCCGTTGGTTGTCCGGAAACTTCCCTTCCCCGGCGAGCGCCCGTTTCAAGCTGAGTTGGTGATAGGAGGTGCCCCACTTTTCGGAATCTGTGCGGCCAACGAAGCCTTGGAGCGAAACCTTGCCCTCATTGAAGGCTTCCAGCTCATCATCGGTCATTGATTGGCGCTTGACCGAATCCGGCTGCTTGGCGAACCACTGCGCGGCGGTTTCGCGCTGGCGGGGCGGCTGGCCTTTAATGCGCGGAATTTGAACACACCTACAATTTGGATGCGCTGGCATTGGCTTATCCAGCGGAAAGAACGTGCCGTCAAGACTGATACAAGCCAGACAAGTGCGTCCGGCTTGTTTAGCGCTCACCCACTCCCAGCCGCTGATCAAATCTTCGTTTGCCTGGTAGTTCCTTAAAGACGCGCTTCTGTAAGCTCGGAGCGTTTCACTTCTCGCGATCTGCATTGCCTTCGCCCGGCTCAATTCCTCCACGTCGCGCAATCGCCGCGCAACCTTGGCCAACCCTTCACCCGCGACCAGCCCAGCAATCAACTCCTGCTCGATCTTGGCCGCGCCTGCCGCGCCGTAGCGATTCAGGACCGTGCGCAATGGCGAACCGTCGCCCAGGTGACCAACCAGTGATTCAACAGCACCCTTCGGCACACGATTAAAGCTGGCGCTGATTCCCGCCTCTTGCGCGCCGGTTTCCATCAGGGTCGCCGAATCGCGCAACCCTCGCTCGATCTCGATCTGCTGCTGGTCGGAGATGAGGCCGTCGCCGTACTTGGCCAGCGCCAGTATTTCGCGGCCCGCCTGGTCAATCAATTCGCGGAAACGGGCCTGCCGGTACAGCCAAGCCTCGGTGATTTCTTCGCCGCGCGCGCGGGCGGCTTCGATTTGTTTGGTGAGTTGGGAGAGCGAGACGTTTAGACGTTCAAACGCCACGCCATATACGGAGATGAGACGCGCGGCAGCGGTGCGATCGCGCTGTAAGAGTGCTGCGCGGAAAGCCTGACTGATTTCGTAAACGGAAGCCACGCCCGCAGTGTGCGGACGGCGGCGGAATTATTTTTGAGAATTGTTGATTTCCCTGTTGACTCACTACGGAATATCCGTATAATCCAAAACATCAAGGCGGCAATAACGCAGCCGACGAAAAAGAAACTTTCACTTTAGGAGATTACGAAAATGTACAAAGCAACTTACCAAATCAACGGAAACAACGACGAAGCCGAACGCAATTCAGTGGACGCCCTGAATAACCAGAGCGAGTACGACGTGGAACTGAATGAGGTGATTGAAAACTGCAAAAACCTGACCGTGGATGCTGACCTGTTCGACGCGGCAGGCTTCACAAAAGGCACTGTCCACCGCGACGGCAGCTACAGCCTGAACTAATCGCCCACTTCCCGCCCGGCGGGCTAACACTCGCCGGGCAAGCATCAACCGTAGAAAACAGGAGATAAAACAATGATTCCAACATGGGCAAGATCGAAACTGGCGGCGGGAAGGCATCTCGCCGAATCAACGGAAGTACTGCTAGCTTCTGTTAGTCTGCCGGAAGCCAACCAAATCTGGTGGCAGGCAGAAGCAAAGGCGCGAGAAAACGTGCGCCTTTGCAATAAGGCGCACGTTTTTGAGGCTGATGTGCGGTATCAGCAGGCCATCGAGATTGATTCCCTGCTGGCGCATGGCCATGAAAGCGCCCGCCGATGCTGACACACTGGCGGGCGCTTCTCTTTCACTTGATAAGACTCATGAGTCATACCGAACCGATCAATCTCGCACAATGGCGCGAATCTCACGGCCTCACGCAAGCCGCGCTCGCCGAACTGCTCCCCGTTCCTCTGCGCACACTTCAGGAGTGGGAAGCCAATCGCGGCAAAGGTAAGCCCGCGCCATATCTGTGGCGGGCGCTCAGGGACTTGGAACGGGAGCTAAAGAAGAGAAAGAAATGAAAAAACCTTCTGGCAAATACAAGGCAAAGACCAGCAAGAAAGATAAGCACCGGCTTTCGATGATCCGCCGCCTAATTGAACTACCCCTTTTATTGCAGCAGCGGGAATGCTCTCACCAATTCCTGATCGGGCTATACGACTGCAACAGTGTCACGATCCGGCGGGACATTCGGGCACTTTCCGACTACTGGCCGATTGACAGGATCCAGCGCGGGCGCGAGGTGGTATACAGGATCGCGCCGGACGCCAAGCCGGTGCTGAAAAAGCTGAACGTAAAACAAAAAGCCGGGCGCTAACCCGGCTTTCATTTTCTCCCGCCCGTGCTACTGCGGGAATCCGCCCCGGTCAAAGCCCTGGCCGAACGCCGCGCCGATGGCCTGCTGCCGGGCCGATTCCGCCGCGCCTTCGGCTTCCAGCCGTTTCAACTCTTCCTGCTCGCTGTAGCTTTCCGGCAACGCGCCGCGTTCTTTCAGGATTTCGCGCACGGTCTGTTTGCTCAGCACGGTTCCGGCCAGTTCGCCGTATGCCCGGATTTCCTGCTCAGTGAAGGTCAGGTCATCACCATTCACGCCAAGACTGACCGAACCGCCGGAAGGCAAGCCCAGATACTGCGCCCAGAAACCAAGCGCCGCTTCCAAGCAGTCGTGCAGGGATTGGGCAGCGGTCGCCAGTTCCGACAACTCGCGCACTTGGTCTCCGCGCTCTTCCGTGGCGGTCTTCTGTGCCGTCTTTTGCTTCAGCATCGAAAGACCGAGCACGGCCATATGCTCTTCGAGGTCTTTCAGATCGTTGCGAGCGGCTTCGAGTGCTGCGCCGGTTGTCTCAGCAAACGCCACAGCGCCGGTATCAGACACGTCAAAGAACGTGTACGGGCCGATGGACTCCACCTTTTTCGATTTATCTCTGCCCTTGAACCACAGCAGCGGGCGGCTGGCGATGTGCAGATACGTGCGGTAATCGCTGCCTTCGGAATAGTGCAGCAGGTTGATAATGGCCAAATCCAGCAACGCCGGACGGCTGACCAGCGGCTTGATTTTCTTCGTGTAGCAGATCGAAACCGGGATCTGATTCAGACTGGTCGCTCCTTCAGATTCGAGAATTACGGAGTCTTTGCCCTGTTCGTCTTTCACCTTCCGGTACAGTTGCCAACTGCCGGGCCTCAGCACGCGATACCGCTTCACCTCAACTTCGCCGTACTCGCCGTCCGGCTCCATCGAACATTCTTCAAACGTGATCTGCTGAAGCCGTCCGCGCGCATCCAGGCGCCAGTTGACGGCCTGATCCTTGCGATACTTCACGAAATACGATCGGCGCTGGCTGGCGCGTTCATCGGCGAGGGTCGCACCCGCGGGCAATGCCGGTGGCATATCCACGTACAGGAAAGCATGGCCTTCGAAAGCATCGGTGAACAACTCTTTGGCGAACACCGTCCAATGTGTGCCCGCCAGGTCGCAGTTCTCAAGCTGGCCTTCAATCTCCGCTTGGCCTTCAGTAGCTTCGGTTCCGGCCATCACGTCCGGCACGTCCTCGCTCAACTCCGGCTCGTTTTTGAACACCATGCCGACCAGTCCGTGAACTGCTCTTTCATAAGCGTTGAACAGAACCGCGCGGCTGCGCCGGATCGCGTAAGCGTCTGGCTGCTCTTTCGGTTCCGGCGGCAAATACGTGCTGGCCTGCTGGCAATAGCGCAAATGGCGCGTTCCGCCGCTGATGTCGCGCACAATCTGAAGATCGGGCAACTGCTCGGCAGCAGCAGTGCAAACGTAATCCGGTTGGTTTTTCTTATCGTCGGCCACGGCGGGAGTGTCTGCGAAGGAAGGGATTTATTTTGCGGAGAAGAAAAATCGGGCGACCGTCAGAAGCAACCCACCCATTGAAGCTTCCGGCGAATCGCCCGTATCAGGAGGTTCCGTGTGAATGAACAGCTAAAGAATACCAGCGCGCCGGGTTTTATTTAGCGCAACCATTCGTCTTGCTCGAACTCGCCGCGCTTGTTGATCCACGCCGCCATCACAACCGCATCCGCGCAATCCGGCGACCGCCCCAGCCGTTCAATGATGTCGGGCTTGCTCTCGATCGTCAGACCAGAAATCGAGAGCGACCACTTCGGCGCGCAGAGGTCAGACAACAGTTCCGGATCAGGCGGCAGCGCGATATTGTCACCATTCGCCGGGTCTAAGGCCTCACGGAATCGCCACCACATTTCAGCGCGTAGGTTCCGAAACTTCAGTTTTCCCGACTTGTCCTTCTGGCCGGAACCTTCGGACGCGACCACGGGAAACACGTCAATCCCGTTTGTCTTCAAAATGTCGAATGGCGAGGTTCCCACGCCTATGGCGTCAATTTGCACCTTCGCCCCGGCTTCGTAGTTGGCCAGCACGAGGGCTGCGACGGTCGGCCCGTCCGGTGTCGAGATGCCCGGCACTTTCAGGAGCGGCGCGAACCAGTGACCGTAGCGCTTCGCAATGACGGTCTTATCCTTGCCGCCGCGCGCCACGTCCACGCCGAGAGCCGCACAGGGCATCCCTTCCGGCTTGGGCGCTTTCTTCCAGCGTTCCTGTGCCAGTCGTACCCAATCGCCTGGGATGACTTGCCAGGGATCAGTCACCCGTGCCGCACCAAAATTCCCGCGCAGGAGCGAACGCAGGGGTTCCGGCATTGCGTCAATCGTGGCACCGTAGCCGGTCGCGGCCAGAATCGGGTTGTCTTTCAGGCTGGCGTGAAAGAATGTCCGCGACTTCGGGATAATCGTTTCGCCTTTGTGCTCAAATGGTTCGGCTTGCGTTTCGATCTCCTGCCCGTCCACCATCGCGAACCAGCGCAACTCGCCATCCTTCGCCGGATTCGGGTGATTCGGATCGAGCCAGGGGCCGTAAAAACGAGTCACCCAATCGCCCGCATCATCCATCGGCGGATTGAAGGTCATCACGACGCGGCATTTCTGGCCGGGAATAGTGGTTCGATTCCAGCCAATCAGGAAGCGCACAAGCGACTCCGGAAACTCGGTGACTTCATCGAAGCCGAAGAAATCGCGGGCCTGCCCTTGGTGTTTCTTGCGGTCTTTGTCGTGCTGCACCGCGCCGAATTCAACGGTGCGGTGCGAGCCGAGTCGCCAGATGTGCAGGCTTTCATTGTAGGAGTTGGCATCAGAGACTTCAGGGTCACCAAAGATTTCTCGTGACCGTTCGATCACGCCACGTAAAGACGGAAAGACGCGCCGGAACACAACAGAGCGCCGGTGCTTGGTTCCGGCGAAGCCGAGCAGTAAATCCGTTTTACCGCCGCCCGCCGCGCCGCCATAGCCAATCACATCGGCTTCGCTGTCATAGGCCATCAATTGCGGGCCAGGCTGAGGCGTCCAGACGGTTTCCAGGCGGACGTTCGCATTCTTGGCGCGTCGAATGCCCTTAACCGCCGCTTCGCCCGGCGTCCAGTTTGATGGAATTCCAGCGCCGTTCGACGGATTCAAGGAGCTTCTCAGATTGATCTTGAGAGATGCCTGTCTCATGGATTGCTGCAACCAAATCCGCGCCCATCTGTTCAGAGATGCGGTTCAACGTTCCCATTGTGATTGTGCCATCGGCCTTCATCTTGTGGATACGTTCGACCATCTTGCCCACGCGATCAACGAGCGCCGTCAACGCACTGAAGTCTGGCAACTGCCGAGGCTTCGGTGGACCATCGCCGGTGTGAAAGGATTCGTGCCAGGCCAGGAGCGCGCCGTCAGGTCCATAGATCGCTTCCCAGCGGTCAACAAAGTCTTCGACAAATGCCCGGAGCAGAGCGACTTCTGGCGCAAGATTCAGCGGGTCCGGATCAGACTCAAACTTTTCAACACGCTCTCGAAAGTCGGCGCGCTGAATCTGCGAGTATCGCCCGTGCTTGATAGGAGTCGCGCCGCCGTGGAGATAGCACTTCCCTTGCCCTGGGTGATCGGTACGCCAGCCTGCCGCTTTTGAGCAGATTCCCTCTTTCCCTTTCAACCGAGCGCCACATGTAGCATGAGGTTCCGGCGATTTCGGCTTAGCCTGGGGTTCCACTGGCGCGACTTTACGCACCGCCTTCTTGGCGACCTTCCTGGCCGGTTTCTTTGGGGGAGACTTCTTTTTCACAGGGAAAGGATAAAGCGTTTGGCGGGACTATTTGCGCGAGTATCCGGGAATGACTTTCTTACGGCGATGGCCAACGTGCCAGGCGAAGTCACACCGCCAACACCGATAAATGCACAGCCGCCGCGCCCGGCTCGGATGATCCTTTTCGACCAGCATGCGCAAATGCTCCCCGGCAGATTCGGGAGTTTGATGGCGGAGTTTGGTGCATTTCTTGGCCATCGTGAGGGAGAAATCTGGCCGCCGCCTGCATCAGTGCGCCATTCACCCCAGGACAGCACGTGAAAGCAAACACGACGGCCAGGATCGGACTACTCGCCAGAATTCAGCCAGTTTTCGACGCGGGCAACCGCGAAATCAATCGCTTCGGCGGCTTCATCGTCCGCGCCGGAAGAGTCGGCGTCCTTCAGCCGCAGGAACGCGGCCAGGCTTTTCAGGTTCGGGAGCAGGAAGATTTGCACAAAGAGTTTTCTGGTCATTGAATTACTTTCCTTTCTTGGTTCGTGGTTGATACGTGCGCCCGGCTAACGCGCTCAACAGCACGCAGCACACGAGCGCCCAGATTGCGAAAAATGCGGTGATGATCATTCTTGATCCTTTAGGCGCGCACCCATTTGCCTTCTCGGATAAAGCCGTGATCGCCACAAACCCTACACAGCAGGCTTGGCGAGAGTGTTAGTGGTTCCATTGACTGAACCTGCCAGCGTGCGCCATCGGGGAAGATGCGGCGCGTAACTTCGCCGTCAAAGTTGATACCTGACCAGCAGCGCAAGCCGGTCGCCTGATTGATGTGACTTACGATTGCGCCGACGCGCTCAACGTCTGGTATGTCTGCGTATTGCGGGTTTAGTTCCCGGTCGGGCTTCCAGCAGGTAAAGCGCAGCGTGTGGCCGTCGCCCAAGTCCAGATCGAACCGCTCAACTTCAACTCGCTCTTCTGGCGTTAATTCGGCCTCTGCGTAGTCTGGTTTGTTCATTGCTCTACCTCAGATCAAATCCGTTTGAGTCCCGAAAGCCCTGCTCAATGCACCGGCAGGGATTCACCCAACTGCGCACGAACGCGCCGAGCGCAAGTGCAGGCCGGGAGATTGGGAAGTTGTGCTGCGTTAAGCCGTAATAGCCAGGGGCCTCCCCGCTGTAGGTCGCATCAATCCGGCGCCCGTCGCTCAGGTACAGCGTCGTCCACGGCGATTTGAAACCGGTTCCCCACAAGCTCACGTACCCATCGCCCCAGGTCGCCTTTGCATACCCTTGCCCGTTGCCGGTTTCGGTGAAGATCGCGGGGGTTTCGGGCTGTAGATTGGCGGTTCCGCGAAACAGTCTGCCGTCTGGCGTCGTCACCGTGACGGCTTGAATGCCTTGCGGAATGCCGCGGGGGATCCAGAAATTGACCTGGCGAGGTGAAACGTAAAACAGTCCGGCGGGCTGGCCGGCTACTTCGACCGTCAAGCCAAGCAGATTGAAGGGCAGCACTGCGCCAGCCTGGCCAGTGCCGGTGATCAGGTCGGAATCAGTGCCGAGCACGGCAATGGAATCTTCGGTTTGAAACGCGCCCCAGCTCGCACCGTTCGCGACACTCAAACCGCCGCCGACCGCGCCACACTGATCACAAGGCCGGTTGTGGGGGAGGTTGCCGGAGTACTGCACCGTGCAGGTCGTTCCGTTCGTGCGGACTTCCGTGATGATCACTTGGCCGCCACTGCTACAACTTGTGGGGATCGAAAACGAGCGCGCCGTGTTCGGGACCGTAAAGCCGCCCGCGAAAGTGTTCAGATTGAAATGACTGATGGACGATTGTGGCGTCTGCGTAAACCATAAGACGTTCACATTCGAACAGCCGCCAACGTAGCCTTGCGGCCGGAGCGTGCAGGTCTGCGCCTCCACGGACAACGCAAAGGCCAGCAAAGTCAAGATCGCCACAATTCCAATCAGTCGAATCAGGGTTGCTTCTTTCACTTCTCTCCTTCCGGTTCGAACCGTGTTTTTCGTGCGACCACGCCGAACAATCCTTCGCGCTCGGCGATCTCCTGCAGGTCGCTGTCCAGCGACTGCCCAAGCGTCTGCGCGCAGCGCACAAGTCCCACCTCAGCGCAGCGCCGGGCGTACCTGGCGCGGAGCTTCAGGCTGTCGCGTTCGTGCTCGGATCGGATCGTCTCGG